CCACGGAGCCACGGCGGGCGCCGCCACAAACAAGGCCGTTGACCTCCTGATTGCCAAGGGGGTCAAGGGGCTGGAACTCCACCAGATTGAGGAGCAGCTTTGGAAAATCGGGTCAAGTGTTGCCCGTGTTGCCATGCGTATTGAGTCTGGCGACCTGTCACCAAGCCGCGCCCAGCAGGAGGAAGCCGCATACAAGAAGCTGGATAACACAAGTCCGGCCAATGCGGTTGAGGCTGATTTAGATTCGGTGCCCTTTTGAAAATGAATAACGAATTCCAAGAATTCCCCAAGATGGGGCGGCTTAGTCGCGAGTGCGTAATTACCGAGAAAATCGACGGCACTAATGCTCAAATCCTTATTACCGAGGACGGGCAAATGCTGATTGGCTCACGTACTCGCTGGATTACTCCCGGCAATGACAACTTTGGCTTTGCTGCATGGTGCGAGGCCAATAAGGCAGAACTCATTAAGCTAGGACCAGGACGCCATTTTGGCGAATGGTGGGGTAGCGGCATTCAGCGGGGCTACGGACTGGCGAAAGGCGAAAAGCGCCTTAGCTTGTTCAACGTTATTCGCTGGTGCCTGCATGGCGAGACTCCGCAGCGCATTGCGTCTGCCGATCCACGCATTGAAAAGTATCAGGAAGTGCTACCTGCCTGCGTTGGGCTTGTTCCGGTTCTTTATCGCGGCCTCTTCACTACCGAGGCTTGCGAGAATGCTCTGGAATGGCTTCGGGCTAATGGTAGCTCTGCTGCGCCGGGCTTCACTAAGCCCGAGGGCATCGTTTGCTTCCACACTGCCGCAAACGTAGGCTTCAAAAAGACACTGGAGAAAGACGAGACTCCCAAGTCATTAGCTGCATGAAATACCTACTAGACGAAGCCGACATGGACCGGGTTAAGGAGCTTGCGCGACAAGTCCTTATGGGGGACTGCACCTGCGGTTCAAGGGTCTTCACCGCTGCTTGTGAGGTTGCGGCAATGGTTGGCATTGCCCACGAGATCAAGGAAGACAAGGAGGGGCTTTGAGCGGGTGGGCAGAGTTAATGCCCATTGAGATCGAGGCGTTGGAGGATGCGGCGGACGGCAAACTTACCGGAACCGCATCCTCTTACCCTTGGCTCAGGTCTGCCTTCCTAAAGACAGGGGTTAAGGTGCGCAAGGATACTCGAGACCTTGAGTTTAAGGAGCTGGCCAAGCTGGTTCTTCAGCTTAAGTTTTACAAGGAGTCCGCGATTGATTGGGTCATTGACCTAAAGCCCAAGCAGCCCTACCAAGAAGACGTTAATGTCCTGCCAAGGAGGCGCGGGCGCAAGCTGGGCTCAGGGGTAAACGACAGAATCCTCAAGGCACTAAAGCCAGGGCAACCCGTCTTTGGGTTTGACAAGAAAAGGGCCGAGAAGGTACGAAAAAGCTCGTACCGGCTTGGGATCAAGGTCAACGTGATGGCCGTTCCAAATACCAATGAATACGCAATTGAGCGCGTTTTATAAGTACCATGATTAAGTTCTCAGAATCGTCTCATTTTTACACCAAGGATGGCGAACCGCGTTACGAAGCGGGGTTGCGCGATGCCCGCAAGGAAGGCCTTTTGGCCTCCGTCACTACGGTTGACAAGGGGGCGTTTCCCAATGCCGGACTTGAGCGCCACAAGATGAACAGCCTTGTTCAAGCGGCTATCTCCAACCCAATCCAGCCCCACGAGTCACCCGAAGACTACGCCAATAGGGTCTATGAGCTTTCCATTGAAAAGGTAAAGGCTGCGGCTGACTTTGGAACCCGGCTCCATGACGCTTTAGAGCACTACCCCCAACTTCCGTTGGAGCCTGAGCTTACGCCTTGGGTTGAGCGGTTTGGTAGGTGGTTTGACGCAGAGATTGCCGAGATTGAGGGCCGGGAAGAGATCCTTGTAGACCTTGATATTGGGGTTGCAGGGAAGACCGACTTCAAGGGGGTTCATAAGAAGTACGGGCCGATTATGGTCGATTATAAGAGCCAGAACGTCAAAAAGAACAAGGCCGGCAAGAAGGAATTCGGTACTTGGGACTCTTGGCCCCGTCAGCTTGGCTTCTACGCCGTAGCTGAAGCCAAGAAGTCGGGTATGTTTCCGATTGTTCGCACCTGCATCTCCGTTGTGATTGACTCCAATGAGCCAGACGACCCCTTCATTAAGGTCTGGACAGCGGAAGAGATTGCCTTAGCCTACCGTCAATTTGTTTACGGGGCATGGCTCTTTCACGCCGGCAAACCCAAAGGTGGGTTCTGGCCGGTGGGGAAGTGGAATCCTTGTGACGTACCGATGATTGATTGACCAACCTTTTTACCATGAGCTACTACAAACAAGTCATTGAAGTTGAGGGAGTCCGAAAGACCGTTGCTGAGTGGAGCGAGGAGTCCGGCGTCAAGCCCAAGACAATCCTTTCAAGAATGACCAATGGATGGAGCGCGAAGGACTCGGTTTTCACCGAGGTTGCTGCCACGCGCTCCACTGGCGCTGTCCGCAAGGAGGAGGTTATGTGGAACCTTAACGACCTTCCACGAAGCGAACTTCCCGCCTACATCCGCGAGGTTATTGGAGAGCGGTGCAATAAGACGGGTACCCAGCTTCGGCGGGTCCGCCCCGACCTCTTTGACCGCTACTACAACGAGGTGGTTTCAAAGCTGTAAATGGACCAACCCGAATCCATTGACGCGCCCTTCGACTCGCCTCTCAGATGGCATGTCCGGTCTAGGTCAAATGGCAGCGAGTGCTACCTTGTTGACCTAGGGGCGAATGATGGACTCGGGGAATGCCAATGCAGGGACTTTCTTTTTCGCAGTTTACCCTTGCACAAGGAGGGCAAGGTGAGATACTGCCACCATATCAGAACTGCTAGGGATCGATTCACAAACTGGGCCATCAAGGCCTTCAAAGCTCAGGAGAAACATCATGAATAAGTTTGAATTAGGGCTGGGGATTACGCTAATAGCACTAGTCGTTTGCTTCCTTGCGCTTGGCTCAAGTATTGGCGAAACAAAAGCCACCGAGGAAATCCGCAAGGAGGCCGTGGCTGCTGGGGTTGCTGAGTTTTACGCCACCCCCGATGGCAAGGTTGAATTTCGATGGAAGGGGGTTGAGTAGCGATGGCGAGGCCGTTTCACAAGATCAAACCCGAGGACGTGGCCGAGCTGCGCAAGAAGTACCCCGCTGGCAAGCTGAACCAAGTAAAGGCGGCACGCAAGTTCGGGGTGAACGTCCGCACAATCTACTACCATATCCACCAATGGAAGGCGCTATGACTGACGAGGAAAAGATTGTTCAGCTTGGTCGGGCATTGATTGCCGCCCATGAAGAGCTTTGCGAAATATCCCACGCCATGATTGCGGCCCATGCCAAGGTCCAGTCCCGCATTGGAGCCACCCAGAAGGCCATTAGGGACATTTTAAGTGCAAACCGGCAGGAGAGGCTTACCCGATGAAGAAAACGCCCATAAAGCGGAAGAAACGCCTTAATCCGGTCTCCAAGAAGCGGAAGAAGGTAAACAAGGAGTACATGGAGCTAAGGGATGCTTACCTGGCTTCCCATCCATATTGTGAATGGTGGCTTGCAGAGCATGGGATTACAATGGAGCAGGCTATTGTTCGCAATGGATTCGTAAAGGTCAATGGACGTGTTCAGTCCGTGCCCTTGGCAACCGAGATTCACCACCGCAGGGGGCGGGGAAAATACCTTCTTGATGCCTCTACTTGGATTGCGGTCTCATCGGAGGGCCACCGCGCAATCCATAACTACCCCCAAGAGGCATACGCCAAGGGCTATTTGCTTCCCCGTAATGGCTAGATCGCCTCGCATGAGCAAGAAGGACCTTGCCGCCCTCATTAAGAAAAATGGAATCAAATCCTCAATCGAGTCAGAATTTGGGGGGACATCCCCTCGTACTAAAGCTGGTAATCCCAGGAAGGTGCGCAACATGGAACGGTCTTGTGGGGAAGAATCGCTTCTTCCTGAAAGACTATCGCTACAAAGTTCAGGCATCTGTGAAGTCGTCTTTACCGTCTATCGTCGTTATCTCGCCGACTATTCCAGAGCAAACTCGGAAAAGGCTTATATCGACTGCCTCGTTGAACTTGGATTTATCCCAGACGATTCGGAAAAGGAAATTCGGCTCATAGACGGAGGCCAGCACAAGGTAAAAACCAATGCGGAGGAAAGGGTGGAGATTGAACTCAGATTCCCATCGGTTGACCTTGACAAACTCTGGGGGCCTTGGAACGGTGTGAGGCGATGAAAGACGAAAACCCAGAAGCCGGACGGCTTCTCAGAATAGAAATACACGCCGCAATTCGCCGCATGGGACTTGAAAGCGGGATCACAATGTATCAGGCAATTGGCGCCTTGCGCGTTGTTGAGCACGACCTGATTTCAATGATGGATGGAGACAATCAATGAAAGACTACATACGTGTCGTTAAGGCCACCAACACGGCCAAGCCCTTCGTTGTTCAGTTCTCGGGAGACCGAATCCGGTGGACTGATCTTGAGGAATTCGACTCATTTGAGGAGGCGCTGCCCTACGCAAAAGACTTGGCCAGCCGCTTTGAAGTTCTTCGTCCCGCAACCATCATCTCCCATATCCTCTGGAAGTCTCGCTAACCTATAACTAGAATGAATATGAATAATCCATCAATCCACGTTGAGAAAACCATTAGAGTTTTTGTGACTCCTCTCGGGTTGCGCGAAATCGCCGACCTGCTTGAAAGACAAATGCCCAATGCTACCATCGGGGAGAATGTGCCTTCCGTAACTTGGTATAAGGGACAAGAACTCAGCATTAAGCTATTGGCCGACCAAGCCGCCTACCACGCCCACAAAACAGGAAACAAAAGCCGCTGGGTCTAGCCCACCATGCACAATACATCTCTCTACGTTAAACTTGCCGCCAACCTCTTTGAGGTTCAGCACGGCCTTGCCATTGAAACGGATGGCCCCGAATACTGCGCTGCGCTAAAGGCCCACGAGGGGGCCGTGCGGGCAGTTGCCAAGGCTATCGGGGCGGAAAACCCCTACTTTGACGAATCTCGCTTCATTCGGGCTTGCGGCGTCCACGCTTGCGAGGGCGAGCAATGACAATCCTTCCCCCAAAACGGTACGAGTCCACCGAGGACCCGAAGTACGATCCTATCCGCCACCACCATTGGTTCTTCCTCCTGACCAAGCGAAGGGACAAGCTGGCGTTCCTTAGCTCTGCCCTTGCCTCCTACAACGAGGGGCTCACGCAGGATCAGGTCAAAGAGCGATGGGGGATTGACCAGAAGGAACTTAGGGAGTACCAGAACTTCCGCGAAGGAAGGAGCCCCAAGTCAATGAAGGACGCTGCCTTTAAGGCCGAAGTCCTTCGCCGCATCACCCTTGCCTACCAAGCGTATAACCGGATTGATGGGGCCAAATCGTATTCTTCCATCATCCTTTCACTGGAAATGGTTAGGGCCACGATCAAGCCCCGCATTGTCTGCGAACTTTGGGAGAAGGACCCCAACCTTTACCCTATCGGGTATCCTGGGTGCTTTCGTTAGGAACGCGGCTAAACAGCCAGTCGTTTAGCGCCTGCCGCTCTTCTGGAGTAAAGTCTTCCGTGGCGTTTAGGAACTCGTACTGGAGCTGGCGAATTCCAGCTTGCGGGGCAATGGTTGCGATTGCCGTTCCGGTATTGGACGCCATTGCATCAAGGAACCTACGGCTACGGGATTCGCTCACAAATTTGGTCACTGTTTCGGGGGTGCGAGCCCATGCCCTGAGAAGGTTCTGGCCGTTCTTGGAGAAGACAAATCGAGCAATCGCGTTGCGCTTCACAAGCTCCGCAACATCGGTAAGGCCGGCAACGGTCTCGCGAGAAATGGAACCGACATTGCCTGTCCGTTTCTCAACGTAATTGATAAGGTGCTGGTAGGACAGCATGTCCTTGATCGCCTCAAAGTTATCGAAACCAGCCACATACCGAATCGCGTCCCTCTGGTTGTCTGAGCCACCCATGAGGGTTTTGACAAACTTCTCGGGGTTGTAGGTGCCGGCTAGGTTTTTTCCAATTGCGGTCGACAGTGGAGACTCCGTTGCGTCAAGCGCTCGGTTAAACATCGTGTCTATGAGTGCCTTGCTGACGTTCTTCCGCTGAGGCTCCGGAAGCATGTCGTAAATCCGCTTGGCGTAGGCTGGTGCAATGTCCTTGCTAAGAAAGAACTTGTCAAGGAACTGGTGGGGGTCGGCGTCAATCCCGCTGTAGTCCCCGCGTCGGATTTTGCTGACGATTTCGGACGATGCCTGCTTGGCCTCGTTTCTTGCTGCCTGTACGGCCTGCCCCATGAGGGCGCGAGCTTCGGGAACGGCGTTTCGTTCAATCGCCTCCTTGACCCGCTCAAGCGCCGCAGCATCCGGAAGCCCCTCGGTAACGAAGATGGACCTGTTTTGGGTAACGTCCTTGAAGGAGTCAAGGATGGATTCAAGTCCCTCCCATGTCTTGCGGTCTCCGAATACCTCGTCCTTGACCTCCTTGCTAAGGGACTTCATCCGACTACCCATTGCCCCGAGGTCCGCCGTCCTTCGGTTGCCGATGGTGATGGAGTCCTGCCCCATGATCGAATCAACCATGGCGCGGCGAAGGGCGTTGTATTCGCGGGGCGGAAGCACCTGACCAACTGCGCGAAGCTCATCGTACTTGCCGCCTCCCTGTGTAAAGTAGGTGATGATTTCGGCATTATTCCTGAACCCTCCATCCGCTGCATCCTCAAGGATATTGTAAAGGACTGGGGACTTCTCAAACCGTTCGTACTTGGTGCGGGTTGCCTCCCACGCAGCTTTGAGCGCCTCAGAACCATTGCCTGTGAACTCGTCAACCGAGCGGGTGATGTCATCGGTAAGCGCGGCGGTTAGCCGCTTGACGACGCTAGACTCAAGGTTGGTTTGCGTCCCCATCTTGCGGACCTGTTCGTTGATGAACGAGCGAAGGTTGAGGACTGCCTCAAGCTTCTGCTCATCGTTGGCCGCCTCCTTGATCTGAGTAAGGGTGTCGCGCTGGGGGGCGTAGATGCGAAGGACTTCCTCAACCTCTTCCGGGATTGGTTTGCCCTTGGCATCAACAAGCTTTCCGTCCGCTGCTCGCTTGGTCGTAAGGAGCTTTCCAAGGATCTCATCAATCAACGCCTCAGACTTCTCCAGCTTGACGAACTTTTCGGGCGTTCCACTTTGGGCGAATTGATCCCGAAATGACTTGTATGCCGCATCCTCTGCCTCCTTCATTTGGGCCATCTTTTCATTGAAGGCTGTGCGAACGCGAGCCCCTGCTTGTGTAAGGCTAAGGGGGGCAACCTCTCCGGCGGCAACCTGCTGCATCTTCTTCGCAAGGGCCTCTTCTACGGCCTTTGCGGCGGAATCAAACGATTCCTTGACGAAGTCCCTCGTAAGGCTAGCACTGCGCTCTATTGCGGCGGAAACGGCACCAGCGGCCTCCGGAAGGTCGAGCCCACGAGTAAGGCTTTCACGAACGATCTGGGGAAGGCGCTCCTGCTGCTCTTGGATTTCCTGACCAGCTTTGACGAAGCGACCCGACTTGCGGACGGCGGATTCAACCTCTTGGACGGCACGGTTGCCTGTGGCCTGACCGGCGGTAAGCGGGGCCGCTCCCTCACCAAACCTACGTTCAAGTCCGCCCGCTGCCTCTATTCCCTCCTCGGTGATCTGGCGAGAAACGGCAGGAAGTGCCGCATTGGCCCTGACCGCTCCCCCAAGTTGCTCAATGGCCATGTTGTTTCTGACAACAGGGGATAGCACAGCGGGGAGTGCCGCGCCAACCCCAGTCTCAACAACGCCGCTAATGCCCCGACGAACTGCAATATCGGCAAGGTCAACAGGGACGCCAACTGCCTTGTTGAAGGCAACGTCTTGCGCGGCGCCTACGAGATTGCCAACCCCGGCCCCGATTGCAGAGCCCGTGATGGCGCGACCCACCCCCGTAATCGGCCCCGCTGCGCGCTCTGCCGCAAAGCCTGCAACGGCTGGGAGCGCCTCGCCGGCCACGTCGGCAGTAACGTCTCCAATGTCAAGACCGGCAGGGTCGGTTGGTTCCCACTTCTGGCTACCGGGCATCAGGACCAAAAACCTACCACCACCAAGAGCCTTGACGCGATCTGGTCCGCCAGAAAGCTTTTCCCAATAGGCGCGAGCAGATTCGTCACTTCGGGCAAATGAAGCACCCGCACGGGGGACGAGCCCAACTGGCTGATCTGAGATTGGTTCAATTAGGCCAAGTTCACGGCGTACCGCTTCCCGCTGTTGGGTCCGGCGCTGCTCTGGCGTACCCGCAATCAGTTCTCCGCTTGGCCCTCCCGCTTCAAGCTCGCGAAAAGCCGCATCCATGAAGGAGCGGATTTCATCTGGGGTAGCACCGGCTTGCTCAAGCTCCCGGCCCCGGTCTCTGATTTCCTGTTCGGTAAGGGCCATTTTAGCGGCGGTACTTGTTCAGAAGCTCTTGATAGATTGCGTCGGCTTGTGAGGATGTTCCCCGCTGGGCGTTTTGCTGGGCGTTCTCATCGGTTGCGCGAACCCCACCCGTCATGGGTGCAGCATTGACCCGCCTTGACTCATTTGGGCGAACGAACATATCCGTGGACTTGCCGCCAAACTTGGAGGGATCAATCTCAATCGGATTAATGGGCTGGTACTCGGAGTAAATCCCCCTTCCCGCCTGACGATTGTATTGATTGACAAGAATATTGTACCTGTCGTACTTCTCAGCCATTACCGCCCCAATCGCCTGACGAACCCGCTCCTTGTTGCGCAGCAAGAGGCTGTCGCCACCAAGAAACTCCATAATGCGGGCTGCGTCTTGATTGGTCAATACACCCGGCCCAAGAATATCGGTTCGGACACGCCCGATGAGTCCCTGAAGCTGGCCCTCCCTAACAAAAGTTCCAAGTTGCTCATCGCTAAGGTTCTCGTTGCCAAGCAGAGTCAGCAACGAGGCAGAGAGCTTATCAACCAGCCCGCCGATGCCCTGCCGGGTTCCCTCAGAAGTGTTGTAATACGACTCAAGCGCGCGAAGGCTTCCCTCCTCTTGCTTGATGGCGTTCTCAAGGTTGTTGAAATCCTTGACCGAAAGCAAGGCTCGCGACTCTGCCGAAACAGTCGTTGGCTGCGCATTTGCAGGAACAGGCACTGCATTACCCGAGGCATCCTGATAAAAGTAACCCTGATTGTTGGGGTCAAAGTAAGTCTTGACAACGGTTCCGTCCGGAAGGCGAACCGCCCCTCCCTGCTGAAGGCGTGCGGTAGTCCCTCCAAGAACCTGACCTTGGAGATTGGAAACCTGAACCGTACCGTCGGGGTTCTGGCCCACAATCTGATAACGGCTTCCCGGCGCAAGACCCGCAAGCTGGTCGGGGGTCATGGTCAGGATTTGCGGAAGCTCTTCCGCCGATTGGACAATTCGCCGAGGCCGCTCAACAATTGACCCGTCCTTTAGTTGAACCCGCTCAACCTCCACAATATCGACAGGGGTTCCGGCCGGAACGTTGGGATTGCCAACCGTACCCGGCGGAACTTCTGCCGGCATGGGGAAGTCTCCTCGCGGCACCTCACGAATCGCAACCCCAAGCGGGGTTTCTCCGGCCCGGCGCTCCGCCTCCTCAAGCTGAATCTTCGTCAGGTCGGCTTGATTCTGGGCGGTACTCTGCCGGATGGGGGCCATCGCCCGATTCTCCCTCATCGTGGCGTATTGGTCCGCGAGTTGAAGACCTTGACCAATCCCTTGACCAATCAGGGCGGGGTTAAACGCAACAAGGCGGGGATCGGCCAAAGCAGGCATTGGCTGAGCTTGGGTCTGAAATCCCCTGGTTTGAATAGCCATGGATTAGATTTTTGAAAGCCCGAACCCGAGGAACTGACCGCCTAGCTGGGTGAGTCCTTGCGCTTGCTGCCCACGGATATTGGCCTGATTGGCAAGGGCTTGAGCTGAGACGTTTTGGTTGCCGACCGCGAGATTCGCCGCCGAGGACGGATCGAGTCCGACGATGGGTTGCTGGATGGACTGGCCATACTGAGCCGCTCCCAGCGCAAAACTCCGGTTGTTATTGTAGTAGTTCTGGAGCGCCTGAAACTGATTCAGGAAATTGCTTGCATTGAACTGCTCACGGCCAAGCTCCTGAGCGCCTAGGCCCGCTGCATTCTGGAGCCTCTGCTGTTCGACTTGGTAGGACGTAAGACCAATGTCACGAGCGGCAAGATCGCGGCCAAGCCCAAGCCCGCCCGTAACCGTACCGGCCCGCGCAAGCCCTCTGCGCGCCGCCTCATTCCTCTGGTCCACACTAAGCTGGCCACCTTGCGCTAGATCGGCCCTAGCCTTCTCAATAGCGGCTTGAAGAAGCGGGGTTGATACCGAACCCCCCATCCGAGCATAAAGGCTGTCTATTGCGGCCTGCTGCTGGCTGGACGGGTTAAGCCCCTGCATGACCGCTTGGTTGGCGGCAGTACGAAGCTGCGGGACTTCCGGCGTAAGCTGGCGCTCAAGCTCTGCCGACTCAAGGGCGTTGCGGCGCGCCATCTCCCGCGTTTGGGCGTCAATGGCGGCGATGTTTACCTGACCGGACTTGCCCGCCTCAATCGCATCCTTTTGGGCCTTTCGCTGCTGGGATGCGCCGTATGCAGTGGATGCCGCTCCCACACCCATAGCAATAGCCGCTGCGGTTGTAATTGCCATTAGGTTATCTTTTTGACGTAATGAACCTCACACTCATCATACCCCATTCGGAGGTATAGCTTTTTGAGAGGCTCTGGAGTGAGTCCCGAAAGATGGACCATGATAATGCGCTCTGCGCCAACATCCACTGCCCATCGCTCAAAGGCCTTCAGTAGGGCGAGCCCGTGTCCCCTTGCTTCCGCTAGCACATACCAAAACGCCTCTGTCACCACACACTTCCCGTCGTTTGCGTCGGGGTATTTAATTGCGCCCAGCCCGCCTTTAAGTTCACCGTCCTTTCGTAAAGAAAAGATTGTGCCAACACCAAGGTCCATAAGCGTATTCCACGTCTTGATAAACTCGGACTCAATGAACTCGCCGGGAAGCTTTCCTTCCTTGAAGAAAGCATGGCCAAGCTGATAAAGCTCAGGCAGAGAATCTTTTGAAAGTGTGGAAACTTCGTACATTATGCAGCAATAGCAGTAATGCGCTCAAAACTCTTGCGCCCCTCGGGGTAGATGGCGTGGACTTCGTTGTAGCCTAGGTTCTCACGGGCGTAGTCCATCGCCTTGCCAAAAGCCTCAAGGGTCTTGGCCCCTCGGGTATAAAGCGCCAAGTGGATGAAGTGGGCACCGCCGAACGCCGTAAACGAAACGAACCCCTTGCGCACTCCGTCCTCCGTCACCTCAAGAAAGGTATGGATGGGGAGGTCAACAACGGCATCAATGTCAGACACGTCCGGGCCATTTCGCCCGCCGTTGCAAAGCCTTCCCATTCCGGGATTGGAAAGCACCGACTTGACGTAATCCCTGTCCTTGGTTTCCTTTACCTCAATCATTAGGCAATCTTATGGATTGAGATACGGGCGTGGGTAATCGTAACGTTGCCAGAGCCGACCCCGTCTCCCGGTGCAAGACGAAGGTCTAGAACGTCGTTTTGTGAGAGCGCCACGATCTTGCCGCTCAGGTTGGGAAACCACCGACCGCTAGGAGGGGATGCAACGGATGTACCCTCCGGAACGCCGTACTGCACGTTGTTAACGAACAAAGCAAGCAAGACCTCCATACCGGAAGCCGTGGCGGTATCGTTATCAACCTGAGCCCATGCGCTTACGACGTAAGTACCGCTCTCCGGGGCGGTAAACTCCGAGTTGGTAGTATTCCACGCGCCCTCGGGGTCAACCAGCTCGCCTGAGAGAACAACCTTATCAAAGGTACCATCCGCCAGCACCGATTGGCTTCCCCCGTTGATGAATGCCTCAACCGGAACAGCAGACGACGAGCTTCCTCCAATAGCGGCGGAGATAGCCGCGTTCATCTGGGCGGTTGTGGGGTATTGGGCAAACTTGTCCTCGTAAACGTCCTTCCACGCTCCGCCCGAGTAGTACCTGATGGACTTGGCTTTACCCGTTCCATCCAGCTCAATCCAGAAGGTATAAACCGCTTGGTTCGGGCCGGGGGAAATCTGGGCAATATACCCAAGGCTTTCGTCTCCAATCGCCTGAGCAATGTAGGTTCCTGTTCCCGCGTTCCAACCGTACCACTCCCTTGTGTCCTCCTTCCAAAACGGCCCAACATCGCTTGTGGGAAGAACAGTCCCACTTGCAATGAGGGCGGTCGGGGAAGAGGAGAACCCGCGAAGTCGGTTGGCGAAGTCCTGCGCAAACTCGTTTATCGGCTTGTCATACCCAGCCGGAAAGGGATGGACTCGGAAGTTTAGGGGTACTTGGGTGGCCATTCTCCTTGGTTAGTAGGGGTATTGTTTCCTAATGAGAGCGTTAAGTCAATCTAATAGTCTCTTGTCTTCGCTTGGAATTGGAAGGATTTTCTTGACAAGCCGCTCCCACTTGCCGTTCCAGCGAATCTCCCGTGCCTTGCATCGGGTGCAGGTCGCCAGCGACGTACCCATAAACTTGTCGCTAAAAAGGACATAGGGCCTTATTACCCACTTGAACAGCGTGCCGGGCTTAACCCTTAATAGCGTCTTCCTTGCGTAGCTTTTCATCGGCAATGGTTTTGAACTTTGTGGCTTCGGCTTTCTTCTTTGCCAGAAAGAAGGCCTGATTTGGAAAGCGCCCCATCGTCTTGAGGGATTCATTAATCCACGCCCGCTCAAGCCTGAAAAGATCAACGCATTGCCGGCGTACCACTACCGAGCTATCAACGGGGACCTCTTCCCCTACGCTGGCTTCGTTGAGTGCGGTCTCAAGTCGGTTGACAATCGCCTGATCCTTGCGGGTTTCGTGGGTGCGCGGAAGGGTTGCGTAAACCTGCTTACCCATGCGAGGCATGGCAATGCACGCCCCATCCGCAACCATCGCGTCCACCAGCTCCCAAGGATTTACCTCGGGGGGTGATCCAAAATTGAACCACACCGTAAACTCACTCTTGAACTGGCCTACCGAGAAGCACTTAAGCTGGGTCTCGATGATCTCGTCCGGCTTGTTGGCCATGATTTCACGGACTGGCACAAGCGCCCAACCGTTCTCGTCGCGGTCCTCGTCCGACCTGATAAAGCACACCTTCTCAATGGGACGGCCTTTCTTATCCTCCAGTAAGAACGGGGGCGGCGCTTCGCCGGTTCGTGAATAGGTATAGAGGACAAGGTGGCCTTTTTCCATTGATACTTGTTTTAAGTGGTGGTCGTACTTTATACCTCCTAGGTGGTAATGTAGGTTACAAGACGTTCTCCTCGCTCTGTGGATTCGCTAATCATCTGGGCATGAGGCGGAGGTTCGCTGTACCCATGCCAGACTTTGATGGGTGAAAATGCCCATCGCTGAAAGTAGTCCCCTCGGTAGTTGTAGTTGACGGGAAGGACGAACGGGTTGATCCCGCTCTTATCGACGGCTCGCGCAAAGCCCGCCTGATCGTCAAATGCCAGCCCGCGTACAACGTTGTCAAAGGTCGTCCACGAAGACTTGCTTGGTCCCTCTGCCTCAGTTGGCCAGAGGTCCATAACGGGCTTCGCCTTCTCCTTGTGCCAGAAGATTACGCCGGTATTGTACTCAATCATGTCGCCATGCTCGTGACCGTACCGTCTCATCCATGGCGCCTCACAAATGCAGCAGGCAAGCCCGAACCACTCCGCCTTCTTAAACCCCGCGTTAAGATCGCCCAATACAACAGTGTCAGCGTCAAGGTAAAGGGTCGTGTCAAACGGGCTAAGGCTTCCCATGACAACCTTGGACTTGAGGCTTCCTTGGTCTAGGCGGTGGACGTGGATGGACAGCTCGGGGTGGTGGCGCTTAACGGACGCAATGGAGCGATTAAGGGCTTGTTCAGCCTTGTTGCCCCAGACGATGTAAAGGACGCCCCTATTCACGGCTTATCCAACAATGCCCATCGTTCCAATGCACCCATCATTCGTTTTCTTATCCAAGGCAAGAAACTGGCACTCAAGCCACGCGCTCATGGCCTCAAAGGTCTCAAACACGTGGGGCGGAGTGGATGCGTGGCAACCCTCAAATCGGTCGTGTGAATCGCTAACAATGTAACCGTTTGCGACTTGTTTTATTTCGTATGTTTTCATGGATTAGATATGGTAGCCGCCGTGGAGAACCGGCCCGTCTTTGATGGCGGCAAGGTGGGCGCGGATGTAGGGGAGGTTGTTTTCCTTGTGCCAGTCGCTAGGGTAGAACCGCGAAAGCTGGACCTCCTGAAACCGGCAATCAACGCCAAGGTGGCGGATGAACTCTTGGTTCTGCTTACGGGTGAAGTACCAGAAGCTCGTCATGTTCCATTGACTCTTGTTGGCAGGGTGGAAGGTGATGGAGCTTGGGGACTCCGGAACTTCAATGATGAATAGCCCTCCATGCACAAGCGCGCGGTAGGCCTCGTTCATAAGGTGGACGGGCTTCTCTAGCTGCTCGATTGCCCCCTTGCTTACGATGAGCCCAACGGAGCTGTCCTTGAGCGGCCAATGACCGCCGGCATTCTCTATGGCCCGAAGGTCGTTGATGGGGAAGTTGACCCCAAGTTCCGCAATCGCCAGCCCCCAGTTGTTGCAATGGGCGCGGGCCATTGGCTCCACCATCTTGTCGTGAAGCTCCATCATCTTGACCTGAATCTCATCCTGATTCTTGAGCCAAGTGTTAGACCCGTGGACGATGTACTTGTAGAGGCACTTCTGGATGTAGTGAAACTTCCCGCCGGAATAGGCGTAGAGCTTCTGCATCAGGTCGAGGTCGTCGCAAATCTTAAGCGAGGGGTCGTGCCCTCCTACTGCCTCGTAGGCGTCCTTTCGCCAAGCCCGAACATGGTCAGGGGCGAAGAGGATTCGGCTTACGTTCTGGGGGATGAGAAGGGGGCGGTTATGCACCATCAACTCCTCATCCTTCTCGCCCTTAAACGTATCCACTCTTGTGCTCCATCCGTACCACGAGGAGTAGGGGGTACGCGGGGTGGCGTCGGCATTTACGCAGGCGTCGTCCGAGTAGACGAACACGGCGGGGGTCGTCTCAAACGCCTTTACCACTTCCTCAAGGCAATCTCGCGAAAGCTCATCGTCATGGTCAAACTCCACGATGAAGGGAGCCGTCGCATAGCTACATGCCTCCTTTTTCAGGGCTCCAACGAATGGAAGGCTGATGCGGGAATTGATGCAGCGGATGCGCGGATCGTCTTCAATCGGCGCTTGTGCCCCACCATTGAACAGCACAATCCACTCCCAGTCCTGCTCGGTTTGATAGAGGAGGCTTTGCTTTGCCTTGCGAAACCGCTCAACCGAATTTGTGGGGGTGATTACGCTGACTTTTGCCATGAACCAATTCGTGGATTAGTAGTCCTTATGTGTCAAGTTAAAACCCAGAGAACGGCGGTCCGGGAGGCCCTTGTGCGCCAGTCTCTCCCTTTGGTCCTTGTGGTCCTTGAGCCCCCTGGGGACCAAAGTCCCCGAACGCCCCCTGCGGGCCTTGCGGGCCATCTGGACCGTCTGCACCCGGAGGCCCATCCTCTCCTGCAACGCCAGATGTCCCCTGAGCACCTTGCGCACCCTGCGCACCATTGCTTCCGTTCACTCCCTGCGGCCCTTGGTTGCCAGATGGGCCTTGCGCTCCCTGAGCCCCGTTTGCGCCTTGCGGGCCTTGGGCACCCTGTGTGCCTTGACGCCCCTGAACGCCACGCGAGCCCTGCGGGCCTTGGCCACCTTGGGCACCAGCGCCCCCTTGTGATCCATGGGTGCCACTTGTTCCCTGAAACCCCTGAGCACCCTGCGCTCCCTGAGCACCCGTTGCGCCTTGCGGGCCAGTGGTTCCGGCCAGCCCCTGCGGACCTTGAGCGCCTTGCGCGCCGGTACCACCCTGCGGCCCCGTTGCGCCCGGAGCCCCTTGCGGGCCTGTCGTTCCTTGTGCTCCCTGCGGACCTTGAGCGCCCTGCGGGCCTTGTACGCCCTCGTCGCCTTGGATTCCCTGAACACCTCTTGATATGCAATCGTCGCTCATTAGCAGGATGAGGGTGCGGTATCGCAAGTTTTACCCGTGGCGCAGCTACACCCATCATCGTAGCCGGCGAGAAAGTCTATGGTGTTGGCGTCTTCCGCATCGCCAATGCCAGCGGCGTAGCCGTCGGCATAGGTGCCGGGTTCGCCATCCTCGCCCGGAGGACCGTCGTCTCCATTCTCGCCAACCGGGCCTTGCGTACCTTGCGTACCCGGACCACCATTACCACCAACTGTGCCTTGAGGCCCCTGGCCGCCACTTGCCCCAGACGGCCCCGTATTGCCGGCTCCGCCCTGAGCGCCCCTGGGACCCTGAGCACCCTGTGGGCCATTTGCACCATTGGCGCCCGGAGCCCCTTGTGGGCCAATTGTTCCTTGTGCACCCTTGGCTCCCTGTACGCCAGATACTCCCGTTGATCCAATTGGTCCGGGAGGCCCCTGAAACCCGATAGGCCCGCCAATTCCTGCGACGCCCTGAGCGCCGGCCACCCCTTGGCTACCCTGAGCGCCTCTTGCGCCCTGAGCGCCGCCCGCGCCCGTGGTTCCTTGTGCGCCCGTTGCCCCAATTGCGCCTTGTGCTCCATTGGAACCATTAAACCCCTGTGGCCCGGCAGGACCCGTTGCGCCGATGGAGCCCTGTGCCCCCGCTACCCCCTGTGGGCCATTGGGTGCCGTAGCGCCCTGCGCCCCATCAAATCCGGGGGGGCCTTGAACCCCTTGCGGGCCGGATGCTCCCTGAAACCCTTGGGGTCCCTGGTCGCCACACGGAATACAGATGTCAGTAGCCATTATCCTCCACCGCAACAAGATGCTACGCCCTCATCATAGCCAGCAAGGTATGATTCATATGGTTTTCGGAAGTCCGCATAACCGTCACCATACCCAAGATAAAACTCAGACCCGTCCCCCTCTGCGCCCTCCTGTCCATCATTGCCTGTTGCGCCTTGCGGACCAAGCTGGCCCTGTGGACCCTGAACACCTTGACTCCCTTGTGGTCCTTGCAGCCCCTGCGGACCCGTGCCACCGGAAGGGCCTTGTGCGCCATTAGCGCCATTGAAGCCCTGTGGCCCTTGCGGTCCTTGGGGTCCTTGGATTCCATTGCTGCCAGAAACGCCTTGGGGGCCGGTGGCGCCGGGGTCTCCGGTCTGTCCGGTAAGCTGCGCACCTTGGTTGCCTTGCGCGCCCTGCACCCCTTGCGGGCCTTGTACGCCCTGACTCCCCTGCGGGCCTTGCGGACCGTTCGCTCCATTTGGTCCCTGAAATCCTTGGGGACCCTGCACGCCCTGCGTCCCTCGAGCGCCAACGGCTCCCTGTGTTCCGGTTGCCCCTTGGACACCGTTGCTTCCCGGTGCCCCTTGGACACCAACCACACCTTGCAAGCCGGGCAGACCCTGAGCCCCGAAGGTTCCTTGCGGTCCCTGTGCGCCGCCCTCTCCGCTTATGCCTTGGGGTCCGGCGTTGCCGGTGATGCCTTGAAGCCCCTGCTCGCCTTGTGTTCCGGGGGCGCCGGGCGGACCTTGGTCTCCGGGGGCCATGTCCACCGGGAAGGCGATGTAGTCAAGTCCGCTAAGGCGCGGATACCGCACCCCCATCTGGCGAAACGCCGTAGATCGCTCTCCACCGATGTAGTCCAATTATTCTTCTTCGTCTTCCTCCTCTTCTTCTGGAACCACGTACTTGTCCGTAGGAAACGCTTGGTATTCGATCACAACTCGGGTTGGCGGCGTGGGGTCTAACGTCTTGAACGCCGTTGCACTATCCTTGATGAGTACGTTCCTCGCCATGCTACGCTTCTCCGAGTTGAGTCAGCACGTAAACCTCTGCCGCCGTCTCCGCCTTTCGGTCGGCGTCCTTCTGGCTGATCTTTGATTCCGCCGTCCAAGTGTAGGTATTGAGAATCGCCGTCTCGGGGTTGACTTTGGAAAAGGTCTTGGTGGACTCGTACTCCTCAAACGGCTTTAGGTCTGTGAAGTAGGCAAGCGCCCCACACCCCTCTTCAGTAAGCAGGCGCGGACCTTCCTCGTCCGTTTCGCAGGCCCCTTGGTAGGTTTGGTCGGTGGACTGGACAAAGATTCGGTATGAGTTCACCGCCATTACCCCCGACCAAGCGATAAGCAGGCTGAACGCCTTGTCCTTCATGGGCGCCACATCCCCCTCAACACAGGCCTCATTGCATTCGCTAGCCGGCACCCGGTCCTGAGTTTTGATGAGACGGGTTTGCGGCCGAGAGCCTCCGAACCTATGGCTTACGCCGTAGTTCTTGTCCCCGTAGACCGTGCCCTTTGTTGCGACCAAGTCGAACGTGCCGATCTTCTGGAATGCCCCGCGTACCCCAGCCGCCGCCACCATGACCGCGCAATTCCCATAAAGCCCCTCAACCTCGATCTCGGCATAGTTGAACACCTTGTAGTCCCGCGAATCAAACAAGTGCTCGCGGGTCATGACGTAGCAGGTGATGGGGGTCCCGTTGTCCGTCTTGTCCGGCGTCATAGCTTCCCATATCCGGTTCTTTCCGTCATAGTCCACGGACCCAAAGAAGATTCGTTCCTCGCTGTTGATGAGCCCCTTGGCCCACTCAATCGGTCTCCATCCCGTCCAGTGGGACGCCCATGCGTTCACGTTCTCGTTGAAGGGCGCCTGATCCAGCACCATCGTTCGAGTGTTAAGTGCATCCCCATATGGCACACTCATCAGGAGCAGGTTCTCGTAGGAGTGGCCGCAAATCCTGCTCAAGTCGTAGCTTACGTTGAACTTAGTTGAAAACATCTCGTTGTCTTGGATGTCGAGACGAGACGTGAAGTTCTGGCGGAGTGCGTCGTTAAGACTGATTAGCCCCTTCGCCGAATACCACCACACCATGCCGTACTGCTGGACGATTGAGCGCGGGGCCACGCATCCAATGGTTGGCAGTACGGTCTTCTGGAACTCAGGGGTGTCCAACCACTTCAACCGGTCTTGGATGGAGGTTGTCAGGAACGTGCCGGTCGTCTCGGTAAAGCATATGATGCCCTGCTGGTCGCTTGTCTCAACCATGCCCGTGCACGGGCATGGGAGGTAGAAGGCCCTGGCCTCATTGATGTATTGGGCCTCCGTAAACTTAAGGGGGTTGCCGATGTCGGAGGCGAAAACCTGATTGCCCCGCGAAACCCAAAGGCGGTTGTTGCTCCAAACCATCCACAACCCAACAGGCGTGCCGTCCCTCCCATCAATTGTGATGCGACTTCCGTCTTCGGCGAAGTTGTCGCTCTGGGTCGGGTCAATATGGCCGGAAACCGTTCCGTCCCAGTAGGCCGCACGGGTCCGACCGTCCTGCATCATAAGGACGGAGTAGGGAGTGTCGTGCGATTGCAGCTCTCCGTTGGAATCGTAGAAGGTGGACTTTAGGCAGGAAGCCCAAGCGATTTGAGGGGCATCAACCGAAAACTGGATTCCGGGTAGGCGAACGCAGGCCGTGAAGGGATGGGATGCGGCGTAAACCCGACCATCCACCGCAAAGACGATATGGCCGACCCCGTTTGCCGGCGAGAAGAACGTCACCCCCTGGAAGTTGCCGTCCGGTACGGTGAAGACGGTACGGGAGCCGGGGCGGGTTTGCGGGCTACCCCCTCGGCACATGATGTTCATGCCCTCGACATACTGGCCAGCTTGGAGTTTCTGGGGCTTAAGATAGCTGTTCTGGCCTAGCGCCAGAAAGTCGTCTCCTTGCGGCGGAATGAGGACTGAGGCATCGGCCATTAGTAGGTAAGGCTCTCGGTCCCTTGCGGGAAGTCGTTATAGATGACTTGGAAGGGGGATATTCCCGGCGGGCGCTTGGCATGGGCTTCGTTGCCAAGGATGCGCACGGCTTCCGCCTCTGCGGTACGGGCTGCCTCGTACTGGCCCCGACGGCGAAGGTGGACCGCCTTGACCGCCAACAGAATTGCCTCGCGGTTCTCGATGTTGATCCAGTCGTTTACCGAGCGGACTTCAAAATCCCGCTTGCGGTACTTGAGCCTGATCCACTTCTTGTTCCCGACGCGGATTCGGGCATAGCGGGGATTCGTCTCGTTGGGCCGGTAGTGGCCGATGAGGGTGTGCGCGGAGCCGTCGTCGTTGACCGCCAGAAGCCGGATAAACCCGTTTGTAACGAGTTTCTGCACCCGGTCTATACGTGCGATAAGGGGGGCGGCGGGATTGGGCTGGGAGAAGCCGTAAACGGTCGGGACGAGGAAGCCGTCTTGAAGGTCTCCATTCTCATCAGGGGTATAGATGCGCTTGCCTGTAGAATCCCAACCGAAGACACGAAGCTGGGTATTGCTGTCCTTGGCGTTCTCTACCTCTGCAACGAGCTTTACGGGGGCGCTGGGGTCGCGGAAGGTGGCAACCGTTCCAAGGTGGTCGGTATAGCGCCAATCGGCATAGGACTGAGAGCCCGTGCCTCCGATGTGGTACTGGAACCATTCATCGCGAATAAGGGTGGGCTGGCCGGCGACGTTAACGGCGAGGGGGGTCTCAACCTCCGCCGGCAAAGTCACGCACCCATCGCACACGCAGAGGTCCATCTCTCCGATGAGCGGGTCAATGATGCCTTGGTTGGCGAGAAGCCGCTGCGCATCGGTCAGCCGGTTGAAGATCGTCCGGTTGTCGCAAGTGCCGAGAATCTCAGCACTTTTCAGGTCGTCAATGATGTCGGATACAACCACAATCCTTTTGTTAAGCCGCCCCGTAGGTTTGCCAGAGACCGTTACCCACCGAGATAACTACGCATCCCTCATACTGGGCTAGGACAACGGAGGCATCCCCGTTGATCGTGTCGCCCGAATCCGCCTCAACCGTAACCGCCCCAGCGCCTCGGTTGGAAATGTAGTACCGCTTGCCTTCGTTCGTGGCCGCATCGGGAAGGGTCAGGGTGATCCCGCCACCTGAATTTCCAACAACAACGTCCTGCGTGGAAAGGGTTGTGTTGGACGAAAGCGTGGTGACTTCACGCTCAACGGGGGCAAGGGCCTTGACTTCGGTCGCCAAATCTTCCGCCTCAATCAGTTTGAGCGCACCCGATGCCTCCTGCTGAATCGGGATTTGGTCGTTCGCGGCAAGGGTCGTAATTACGGGATAGGTTCCAAGTTGGGGCATGGCGGGGTTAGTTAACGTAGGCGGTGATTTCTTCGCTATTCTCGTCAAGGATTGGATCGCAGTCCTCGTCAAAGATGCGGGCAAGTACGCGAAATGGGCGGGTTGGATCGTTGCTTACCTCAGTCACGTACTCCGTATCGTCGCACTCAATAACGGTAAGCGCTGGGCGCTCGCAGTCCCGCTTGACGCGGTAGGCATGGCAGCACCCCTCGTCGGGGTTGGTTGCCTCCTCAAACGTGCCGCAAGCCGTTGACGTGGTGGTTCCGCAAGCCATAGGTTACTTCTTGCCCTTGTACTTGAGCATTGCAGCAAGGAGGCGCAGACCCGCATCCTCTTCTTCCTCCTCTTTGTGGTCCTCAGCAAGTCCCTTGACCTTCATGCTCATAACCGCGATTTCGCAGGAGGGTTCGCCGTCAATTGGCTTGCGGTAGGCGACCTTTTTGCCCTTGGCCACAAAGTAAAACTCATCGTCGGGCAATTCCACGTTAACCCCGCTGATATAGAGGGTTGGGTAGTCCACCCGCTTTTCTTCGCTGCCCGCCGTTGCGGAGGGCGCGTCCAGCATTGCCGGCAACCCGTATTCCTTGCCCAAGTTAACCATGCCAGACGTGGATTCCATAAGTTTTTTTGTTCGGTGTATTAGTATCTCTTATTTGCCTAAAGGTCAAGTTATTCCTTGGGTTCGCCATCCGGCTTTGTTGCCTTGTAATCGCGGTTCTTGTCCCGCCATTGCTTGGCTATCCAAAGGAGCGTAACCAAGCTCACCGTGATTGAGAACGCGGTGGCGATAAGGGTTAAGGTGGCTTGGGCCGATTGGTAACTCAAAAGAGTTGCCAGCCATGTCCCGACGTTTCCGGCGAGGGGGGCTACGTTGTTTTTGATGACCGGCACTACCATATACATAGAGTTAGACTATTCTTAGTGTTCCACCGTCGTTCCAGATATCGCCTGCGGAAAGTCCTGCGGAAGAGGTTGGCAAGCCAACTATGGACAGCTTGCTTCCGGGCGTCGTCGTCCCGATGCCGACGTTGCCTGCGTCTGTGATGCGCATGTGTTCAACGGTACTGTTGTAAAGAGAACCCCCGCCCGTGGCGAAAAACAACCCCTCTCGTCCAGTAACGGCCAGCCCGCCGGCGGCAGTGTCAAAAATGGCACTTAAAGCAAAGACGCCATCCGAAGACCGGCTAAATCCAATGCCTGTGGCGTTATTTGTAAAAGTATCGTGCACAGCATTGATAAACGCTGCATTTTTGTTCGTATCGGTTTGAACTTGCAGCCGCCCATTTACGGGCGACGCCGTCCCGATACCGACGTTGCCGGAGGTGGTCGCAAAGTTGGCCCCAGTGGTGCTACTCAGCGTCGTAAACGCCCCTGTACCCGGCGTCGTCGCGCCGATAGAGGTAAAGTTAACGTCCCCAGCGGGATTGGCTCCTTGTGGCCCCTGCGCGCCTTGATTGCCCTGAGACCCCGCAACGCCTTGCGGTCCTTGGGCTCCGGAAGCACCCTGAGGGCCGGATGGGCCTTGTGGCCCCTGCGCGCCTTGAATCCCTTGGCTTCCTTGGGACCCTTGCGGTCCTGTCAGAGCACCGAATCCGCTATTCGCCAGACTGATGAGGCTCTGAACCATCTTCCGCTCAAAGTCGGTGATGGAGTCCTTTTGCAGGTCGGGGGCTTGGGAGCCTGAAAGCTGGGCAAGGGCCTGCGTTCCGCGATAGATAGCGGTGCGAGTGGAGTCGTTGACCGTAAGGTTAGGTATCATCCCCCTTCTTTTTCAGTTTCTCCATGATCTCTCCGCCGAAGATGATGCCTACCGCCAAAGCCCCTACCCCAATAGCAACGTAGAAAAGGGTTGGGTTTTGGTGGGCGAAAAGGAGTAATCCTCCGGTTCCGCCGAGGCCGATTCCCCCAAGTGGGTAGCGGGCCAGCGGGTTGAAGGCGAGGATTGCGCCGATGGCAATAAGGCCAATGCCTGCCCAAACAAGATAGCGCCGGCTCTCCTCAACGATTCGGGCCTTGGCAACGGATTGGTCAACCGCTCCCGTAGAGGCCTTGGTCGTTTCGCTTGTTCTGACAAACTTGGTTGGGCCGGCGAAGGTCCATGACTCCACAACCGTTGCCGGCATATCCAAGCCCGGATCAACCTTGGTGATTGTGTAGGTTGAGTTGGCCGGAACCTCAAAGGACTCACCTGCCTTGCCGGAATCAATCGTAGCGGCTGTTCCTTGGTCTTTAATGCCCGTTACCGAGGCGCTTCCCACCTTGGCCTTCGGAAGTAAGTTGCAGCCCGTAAAAGCCAAGGAAACGAGTATTGCCGCGATTAGCTTCATACCATTGATGCAATGGCGCGTCTTCCGCCGCGCCCTCCGGGGCCGGTTACGCCAGCAGAAGGGCTATTGACCGTGAGTGTCGCAACGCCGCTCGTGTCGGCTCCTTCGGAGTTGGCCACAACGCAGTCGTAGTCCGCCGCGTCGGAGAGCTGGACGGAGGCGATAGTGTAGCTGGATGAGGTCGCGCCGCTGATGTTAACACCCGCCTTCCGCCATTGATAGGTCGGGGTTGGGTTGCCAGATGCGGTGATGCTGAACGTCACCGACTGGCCTACGTCGCGGGTTGCGCTGGTGGGGTTGCTGGTGACGACGGGGGCGGCTGCGGTGCCGCGCAGGGGGTGCGGATATGGGTAGGGGGTGTAGGTGAACTCGGCGTTGTAGTAGTCGCGGTTAAGCTGAATCCATCCGCCAGAGTTATTCGCAACCACCACGTCCGAAGGCGTGAGGGCAAAGCCGTTCCGCGTGTTGTTCCACTGGTAAACCGGTACGAGTTCCTGTGCCGGGCCGGGGGTGTCAAGCACCCAGAACTCGGCGTCCTTTCCGCGGCCGACTTGGTCGCGGGTTGGGTAGCCGGATGTCACCTTGTAGGAGTCGCCGGACTCCCATTGGTTATCGGAGCCGCCGGAAAGTGCGGAGACGGTAACGGTCGTCGCGGTGTTCGCCGTGATCGTGCCAAGGCTTCCGTCGGTCAGGTTGTAAACAGTCCATCCGACAAAGGCAGACGGCGTCCAGCTCTTGCCGGAGTCCGTCAATACCGTGGACGACGTGCCGCCCGTGTGAGAGCCTGTGCCGTTCTCCACCGGCTCGTTGCCGTCGCCAATGTCGTTGCCGAACCGCTGAAGCTCGTTGTCCAGCATGATCGTCGCGGTCGACCAGTTGGTCCACCCACCCGTGATCGTGTTTCCCCAAATCAAAGCCGTTCCACCGCGCACGCGGATCGGCGGGTCTTGAGCACCCGTTCCTTCGTAGTGCATGGTATTGCCGTACACCTCGATCTGTCGGGTACCCCGCTCTCCATTGCTCGATATGCCGTGCACGAAGACGCCGCCGCCAGTGATGTCGCAGTAACGGATCACGTAGTGCCCGCCGATCTCAGCGTCGGTGATGTTCCCGGTCGTTGCAGTCGCGTCGAAAATGCAGTCCTCAATGAACACCGTATGCTCCATGCCCCACGAGACTACGTCGTCGAGGTCTGCCCAAATCCGCCGACCGTAAACGTAACCGGGTGTACTTGCAGAGTCACCTTGCACCATGACTCGGGCGCTCTCATATGTACAGTTCCAGACGACTCCGCTGGGATGCGGGCACAGCGTGCCTCCCCGCCAGATTGTTCCAACGACCTTGGATGTCTCTCCGACGAATTTACAGTTAGAAATCTTGTGACCTCGACCAGATAGAAAGAGGATATTGGCCGAATTGTTCGTGTGGGTGAGGCGTAGCTCCAGCCCGTCCACGTGATAGACCACGTTGTAGCTGCCGCCGATCATGGACGTGCCAGTGCGCCGGATGATCGTGTTACCGACACCTGCCCCTTGAAGTGTGACAAGCTTCGTGATGCTAAGAGACGCGCCCCACGTCACATCGCCTGCGGGAATTTTCACGGTATCGCCCGGCGCGGCAGCGAGGTATGCCGCCTGCACGTCGTCAAACCCTGCGGAGTCTGCTACAATCGTCGCCATTAGGTCGGGTTGCTGCCAATCTCCGTCGCCGCCACCAAAACCTTATCAAAGATCACGTCGTAGTTTCCGGTTGCGTTGAAACCGAGCCAAACGCGGCCCGCTTGAGCCGTGTGCGCGAGATTCGTCGCCGTCGCGTACTTGGTGCCGGAAGTCGGCTTGGTGCCGTCGGTCGAGTATGCGACCTCCACGACCGCGTCTGAGCCGGTCCCCTTCGAGTAGCGCGCCCAGAGGTGGTAGGTCGTGCCAAAGCTCAGGGCATCTGCCGGGCTAACTCCGGTGATATGCGTCGATAGCCTTCCCGCCGAGGTTACGACGATGCGCAGGTCTTGGTCGGCACTTCCGTTCGGACCGAACGCAACGATGTCGCGGTTTCCGCCGGGCGCGCTTCCGACTAGCCGGAACAGGCAGTAGAAATAGACCGTGTCTTGGTTGAGGAAGTCCAGCCGGATTCGCGCCGGCGTACCAGTTGCAAGGTTGAGGAAGAGCGACTGCGAGCCATCCAGCACCGTCGTAGTATAGTCGGGGTCAGGCGTACCAACGGACGTGGTCCACGTCTCACCGTTGTCATACCCAGCACCCTCGAAGCGCTGGTTGACGAGGTACGTGATGCCGCTTTCGGCCGAGTTGTTCGTGACCGACTCGCCAGAGAAGGTCGCAAGAGCAACGCTGTTGTTGACCGCAGCCATGTTGCCTACACCCGCATTGTAGCCCAACGTCGCGGTCTCGGTGTCGATAATCGGGCGATCAATGGTCCAGCGCCACGTCGCGGTAGTATCACCTGACAGGTAGCTCAGGCCGGCTGCGCCACCGCTCGGGGTTAGCGTGAAGCCGCTTCCATTACCCGTGACGGCCTTGTCAAAGACCACCTCAAGCGTTTCGCCGTCCGCCAAGATTTTCGCGCTCACGACTGTCGGTGCAAGGCCCTGCGTGCGCTTCACCCATGTCATGCCAGCGGGCGCCTCAAGCGAAAGGTCAACGGTCCCCTCGGTGCCGTCGGCTACATACCAGCCGGCAGGCAAAGTACCTAGGTCTGCGGTTTCGCGCAAGACGTACATCGCGTCAGGCACACTGCCAGAGTTGTTGTCAACGTAGGCCTTGACGGCCTTCTCGCTAGGCACCACATTGTCGCTGTTGTCACCCAAGGTGCCGTCGGTGGAAATAACCTCAAGCAATGCCCCATCAATCGCCGTGCCAACGTTGGCGGGGCTCATGCGGCGGGGGTCCGTCTCTGTGCGCAACTCCATTTCCTCTGTCGTTGCCAGCGGATCATCAATGCCAACCGAATCCGCAAGCACCCACTCTCCGCCAGCATAGGTCCAGAGGAACGTATAGATTTGCGCGCCCTCAAGCGCAATCGAGGTAATCGGCGTTGAAGACGAGCCGCTCCGCTTGGAACTCGGGAACGTAAGGGTGATTGCGGCCGTGGTCGTAATGACAACGCTGGTAGTAGACCCCTCTGCCGGCGTTCCGCTAAAGGTAAGCGTCCGGTTGGCCGAAAGGCTGGCGTAGTAGTGGAGCCCAAGCGTAAGGGCTGTTCCTGAGCCAAGGCTGTACCGGACTATGCGGGGACTGATGCTGAACGTATTGCTGCCAGTCCATGTCTGGTTTGCGGCCAGCGTCGCATCACTTGCGGCTCCCTGTGGTCCTTGGGCACCCTGGGACCCCGAGCCCTGTGCTCCTTGGGCTCCTTGACTTCCCTGTGCGCCGGTTGCACCCTGAGCGCCCTGTGCCCCAGAACCCGTTGCGCCCTGTGGGCCTACCGAACCCTGAGCACCTTGCGCTCCTTGTGCCCCTTGCGGGCCTCCTGCATCGCCTTGCGGTCCCTGAACTCCCTGTGCTCCCTGCGTACCACCTCCACCACCTGTGCCGCCTTCGGCAGCATTGTAAACGAGCTTCTTGAGAAGATCGGCCGGCCCGTCGTTCGGGCTAGGATATTGGACTGCCATAGGTTTTCACTTCGGAGTTTTGGGGAGTTCGGTCAGGGTATCTTACAAGTCTGCCATGCGGGCCGTGTAGTAGGCCGCTTTCTTCATCAGTTCGGACTCGGTATCGTCAAAGCGCGGCGGACGAAGTCCGGTGATTCCGTAGCTAACCGCCCATTCGTACCAATTGTACGCGACCTTGAACCAAAGGTTCTGATTGGAGTCATTGACTGAGGGGAGCATCATCATAGCTCTAAAGAGCCCCCGATTACTCAGGGGCTCGAAGAACTAAGCCGATTAGGTCTCCTCGTCCGTCACCAGCGGGGTGCAGCCCTCGGAGGTCAGGCCGAGGTCCTGCTGGCAGCGCTGCATGAGGATCGGGATGACGCCGTGGGGGCGCTTGGCCTGAAACGCACGCTCGATCTGGTACATATGGTAGCCATAGTCCTCCCAGATGTCGCAGTCGTTGCCACCGAGCTTCCACTTGAGTTCGCCCATCGCGAACTGAGCCGGCCAGCGGAAGGAATCCTCACCCGTGTACTTCTCCGGCACAAGGCGCTTGAAGGTGCCCTTGGAGACGAGGAAGCCGACTTCGTAGCGGGCCGAAACCCACGCCGGATTGACCGCGTTCTCGTCACCGTAATCCGTAGCGGTCGGGATCAGGGGCTCGTAGAACTGCGGGAAGCCGTTGCCGTCAACGTCGTCAAAGCGGAGGGGCTGCTGGTCGATGGCCAGCTTGATACCGCGATACGGGTAGTCGATGAAGGCGTACCGACGGAGGGCCTCCTTGGCCTGGGCATCCGAACCCTGCACGAAGGCCAGAGTCTCGGTCTTGAGACCAGCTTCATTGCGGAGCTTCTCAACCGATTCCGAGGAACCGACGTACACGAAATGCTGGCCAGCGCCGTCACCGAAGAACTCCGGCGAGAGCTGGTCGCGCATGTAGTGGGACAGTGCCACGAGGAACTTCTGGCTGATCGGAGCCGAGGGGGCACCGCCAAGGAAGGGGGCCGAGAGGCTGTTGTAGCCGCCCGTTAGCACCTGCCCGAGGTGGGTCGCGCCACTCGTAAGAACCGCCTTGACGCCCGAAAGCGTGAGCATGTTGTTACGGATGTCGGCATCGTACAGAGCCTTGATCGCATCCTTGAGGTTCTGCTCAACGATGGAGTAGGACTCGATAACCGAGTACATGGCCTGCTTAACGCAGATGACCGGGCCGAGACCGCGAAGGGTCTGGAGCTTGGTCGTAAACAGGGTCTGATTCGGTTCGGCCTTCGGACCCTTGGTGCCGCAGGCGTCAATCGTGTCCACGAACACCGGACGGGTAAGGCTCTGGCCAGTCACCATGCGGGACGTGACGAGAGTCTTGATCTCGGTGCCGTTGTTGTTGGGGGTCGTCCCGCCGTCGATCATGTTCGCGTAGGGCGCGTTAAGCGCATTGAAGCGAACCATATCGTTCTTGAGCTGGGCAACCTGAGAGGCGATTACGTTTGAAACCTCACCGGGATCAAGATCGCAATCAACAGGGATAGTCGTAGCCATTTAGGAAGTAGAATTTGAAGTTACCTTGCTGTTCGGTAGCTTCCTCCGCTTCCTTTTCTTGGGTCGCAGGCTCCGCCACCGTTTGGATTACCGCGAAATCCTTCGTGGACCTCGCTTTGGTTTCCCGGCGACGGAATAGAGTCTTGCCTACGATTTGGGGCGATTAGTGCGGCCTACAGCCCCATCTCAATTTACCGCACCCCTATTAGATTAGAGAATCTTATGCAGGTCAAGCCTAATTTGACCTATTTGTAAAAACTTATGCCATGGCAAATAATCCACGGAAAGAGGCGCGTAATGCGTAACCTTGCAGGATAATGCACGATATATCGCACTTTAAGTCAAGTAACGACCGATATATGCGACATTGCGCAAGCTAAGGTAAAAGTTTTTACCTTACGCCGGGCGCAACCCATCAGGGTTGCTTATGCCCCTTGCAACCCGTAGCGGTTGCGGATGCAGTCAATCCCCGCCATTCCCTTAACGCCATGCAGCCAAACTTGGCGTGTCATGGACCCTGCGAATGGGTGGGGGGTCTCGTAAAGCCTTGGCTTGTAGAGGTAGTCGCAGCCCTTCCACGGGTTCTTGTGGGTATTGAGCCGGTAGTCGTTTAGAATCAGGTCCGTTGGGGCGGAATAGGGCTCCAATTTAGGCCAGAACTTCAAATCCCATGCCTCTTTGGGGGTTTCGCCGAAAGCCAAACTAGGCTCTAGGTCGAACAGCATGGGGTGGAAGAGGAGGTTCCCGTTGATATGGGGTAGCGGGCTGAATTGGAGATGGCCGGTGACGAGGCGCTTACGTTCAGCGTAGTCCCTCGCCAGCCGCTCAACAAAGTCGGGATAGAGGGGTACACAGTCGGCCTCAACCAGCATTGCGGCCGTGAAATCAAACTGACCAGCCTTCCAGAGCTTGTGGGTGAGCGCAAAAGCGTCCATTGCAAGGGCATTAGGCCCCATAGGCCATCCGGTGGGGCCGCGACTACCCCTCGACTCGGAAACACGCCTAAAAGCGGTTCTGGCGTAGGTTAAGAGGCTATCGTCGTACCGCCTGACTTCCGGCTTGGGTAGAAAGATAAGGTCTGCGCTGTCCTTGAGCTTATTCGCCGTTCTCAAATCGCAAATGAGGCGGATAAGCGCCGCCATCTCTTTTGCGTCTTCCCGGCAGAATTGGGCGATAAGTAGAAGCCTACCGCTCATGCTGATATACGAAGACGCCTTTCCAGAATCACTTGTTCGGAAGATTGAAAATTTCAGCCCATTGGGCGTCAGACACGCGCAGCAGGCGGTCGAATAGCGCGTAGTCGTCGAGACGTTTCAGCGCGTGGATTGCTGCGTGGTCGCAGGCGCGAGCCAGCTTCCATTTGCGATACGATAGCCAGCAAAGCAGGAAGCGTTTCCACGCCGGGATGGCATCGATGGTCTTGCAGTGCTTCTCACGTCCTGAACTTCCGAACCACGGGCCAGAGCTAACGGCGACGGGGCTCACTTGGTTTTCGCAAGAGTTCATTTGTGGTCGGGGGTCGGGGGCGCCGTTAGCTCATCCCGACTGTTGGGGGCTTAAATTCGTGGCGGTTGCCCGCCGAAGTTGCAGAAGCATGCGGCGACGCCGTGCCAGTCGTCTTTTAGTGGTCCTCCGCAGAGAGGGCACGGAGGAAGGCCGTCGTCTTCGATCTTCACGCAGACGATTGCCGAGGGCGCCCCCAACCACCCGCCAGAGCGCAACGCGGGCGACGGCTGCTTGTGTTGTTCAGGCTTCATTTTCCGCGTGGCTCATCGGGAACGTTCTGCCGGTACAAGATGACGCCTGCCTTAGCCCCGGTGATCGTCATTTCAGATCGCACGGAACCATCTTCCAATATCTCGAATCCGAATCCATCGGCATTCGTGGCCTTTAGCGTGGCACCCTCAGATAGCCACCTCTCGATTTCCGCGAGCAGGTTCAGCGCGGCGAGCGTTGTGGTTGCTGATCCGTGGGGATCGGAATATTCATATTCGGTTTTCGTGCGGTCGATAATCTGTTTTATTTTCATGGTTTCTTGGTGTTGTCGGAGATTTTCAAGAGGCAGAACAAAACGGTGCTCGCAACAGAGACCCGCCTTGTAGTTGAGTTTTAGGGTTGCTTGGGTGGTTGATCGGCATCGGGCTGGCGCTCCCGGTCTCTGTGCGAGACCTCAGCGTTCTCATGCCCGAGATTCTGGTCTTCGACAGACCATCCGGCGTCCCACCCATACCACGAATACGAAAAGCCTTCGTAGGGGTTATCGATCCGCTTGAGTCCCTTGATCCTCGCGGCTTGGCCGATGTCGAAGGAGTCCCGCCGTTTGCGCACGGCATGAGAACCAGTCGCTACAGAACAACGCTCGCCAGCCGTCCGTTTTCGGGAGCTGGTTCTACGCGCGGGGATTTTATTATTCTTCATGGCGAGCGTGTCTGACCTTGGTCGTTAGCCGAACAAAGCTCCGAGGCCGGCCACGATTACCGCCAGCACGAGCAGAATAGGCAGCGGCGAAAGCACCCACCACCACGAGAGCAAGAGCACGCCGCCGAGCTTTAGGGCCACGCCGACGAGAGTTGCGAGAAGCGAGCACACGAGGGCCGCGACGAAGAAGAAAGCGCCCGGTCCGGGCATTCCAGAGAAGTCCATATTATTTGAGCATTTCGAGGCTGCGCAGGTCTTCCACGAGTGATCCGCGGTCCACCGGGTGCATTGTTTCGATGTAGTCGAGTGCGCGCTGCCCGGTCAGCACTTCGCCGCTTACACACATGCTTCCGCCCAAAGCGGCTAACAAATCGCTAGAGCCAACACGGCCATTGGCCGCGCTACTCGCATCAGGGGTTTTCTGTTCGGTTGTATTGCTCATAGAGTTATTTCCCGGCCGTGTGGCTCACCTTGGTGTTCGCCAAATATGGGCACCAGTTGGGCGTCGCTTCGGTGCGACCAATCAGCCGGCCCCCGTAGCTCTGCTTCTCAATCGCGGCGATGTGCGCCACGAGCGCCGCGTTTTCTTCCGGTGCCACGCCGACAAGCGATTCGTCTTTGAATGCGTCGGGATGCGAGCAGGCATAATCGCGCCACCCGCCCGATCCGCTACGGGTGTGGAAAGAGCTATGACAGACGTGATACTTGCAGGCTCCGCATTCGGTTACGGAGCGCCGCGGAATAGTGAATTTTCGAGGTCCTTCGGTGTTCATAAAAATTGGCGAACAAGGCGTTAGACCGAACGCGGGCTGCTGCCCGCGCCGGTCAGCTTATTGTTGGACAGAGAGCCGAAAAGCTGCGTGCCCCGGTAGTCAAAGCCGCGTGCGCTGCGCTCATAGACGTGGATCAGCCCCGTTTGGCGGTCGAGTTTCTCGGCCTTGTATTCGCCCGCGTCGATGACTTCGCGACCGTCCCACGGCCCGCCGTAGCAGACAGCTTCTGAGCGGATCGTAAGGTCATCATGCAGGTCACGCCAACCGAGCACCCAGAACGGAACGTGTTCGCTCATGTGGTTCGGGACTTTGTTCGCGCTTTCAAGTGCGATGCGCGAAATCGGTTCGCCTCGGAGCATGGCATTTTTCGGAAGCGGTTTGTTGTCTGCGAAGAGATTAAAGATTTCTCGGTTCATGGTTTTTCGTTGTATTCGATGGCGTTGCAGAGTTGCGCCCCGAGTCCAGACGGCAGCGGTATATTGACCGCCAGCACCGCGCGGATGGCGTCTTCCATGCGGTTCATTCGTGCGCTGGCATCCTTGGCCCATTGGGCCTGATCGTCGGATTCGGCCTTTTGCTTGGTTGCGCCCTCTATTGCTAGGTCGCGCTGGCACACCAGGCGAGCTAGCGTGGACTCTAGATCGTCCTGCGCCCTTTCGGTCAGATGCTCGACCTCGATGCGCTGATTCACGGTCATTTTGTAATCGGATGCTTTCATTGTATTTAAAAAGTTATTACGGAGTCCAACCAGCTCATGGAGCCAATTCGCTTCGCTCATGGCTCATGGCATTGTTCATTGTATTGGATTTTTGATTTTCGGTTGGCTGACAGAAATTCTGGACCATGAGAGACGCCTCTTCCGCATGGTTCACCCAAACACTTCCCCCTCCGCCTCGGCCGAGGCGTTGATCGCCACCGCATAGTTGTTGGATTGGCGGGCACTGAACTCCGTGAAGAAGTATTCACAGCCTTGCAGTTCGATGGTTTGCAGAACTTCTGGCGCATCTTTGGCTAGCGTGCGTGAATCCATACAGCCGGACGCGCAGAAGGCCGAACAAATCGCCAGTGCCAAGATGCACCAGCGGACGTTTTTAGTGTTTTTTATAGAGTGATAGAGTTGGTGCATCTTGCACATCTTAGGAGTTCGGCGGAAACGGGCTGTCGGGAGCAGCATCGCGCCATTGTGCCAACTCAGGCGGCAGATCAGCCGCTCGCTCGTGCAGCCCGGCGTCGAGCACCTTCTGTGTTTCGGGTGCGTGTGGCCCGAGTCGATTCGTAGTATTCATACTATTGAAAGATTCGTTGGATTCGTTCTGGCGGGTTGATTCGGTCCACAACAGCCCCCTTATCCACCCAAGGCAAGAACCGATTTAGGGGGGCGGGGAATTTGTCATTGGATTGCAGCCTTTCCCAGCCAGCATAGGCTCCCTCGTACTTGTAAAACTTCTCCTTCTTCTTGACCTGATCGGGGAACACCCAGCTTAGGTGGTCAAAGACAAGCCCGCACTTCCGCGTTGTCTCGTTGTCAATGATGCGGGGTTGCGGGCCGTGCATGACGGGGGGCTCATGGGACTTGAAGGTATCGCCCACCTTGAACCGCCAAGCCCTGACCCATTCTCCCGGATTATTGCCGTATGTTCCGCGTTTAACGCTGGCCAGGTTTTTGCCTACGTAGTACCGGCAGTCAAACCTTGCTGCGGTGTAGGTTGGGTTGGCGCGAAACAGGAACGAGATTTTAGCAAGTTGCTCCGCCGTCCAGAACTCATCCACGTCAACCTGAATGAGCACCCCGTCGTTGTGCATGGCCGAGGTAAGCGTATTGACCATTGAGGTCTTGCATGGCCAAAGACGGTTGCGGTAGACGAAAACGTTGTCGTTGGCGACCGATAGCTTTTGCAGGTACTCCGTCGTGCCATCGCCCGAAAGGCCTGGCTCGGGAGTCGCGCACCACGCCGTATCCCGCTTGTTGTTGGATGCGCCCTCCGCAATGTACCACTCCCAAGGTTCGTCCAGCTTCTTGAACTCCTCAATGTGATGCTTGATGAACGGCATCCCATTGCGGCAGATTGTAAAAATTAGGATCATTTGATCCAGCTCCCAGCCCATTTGTGCTCAACGAGCGTTTCGGGCTTTAGTTTGCGTTCGTCCTTTGGGGTTGTCCATGAATAGGGGTAGCAGATTGCGGGGTCGATAAGCGTTACTCCCTCGCGAGGGGCGCGGCTCATTAGGTCAACCCCCCAGTACGCCCCAAGCCCCTTGTATTCGTAAACATGGTCAATCTGCCACCGAATCCATGGGTGGTTTTTGCGAGCACCAAAGAACGCATTGCAGATGCGGCCTTCGTCATCTTGGATTGCGCCGAATGCCTCGTGCTCAAAGAGCTTGTGGATTGGCTTGTGGCAGATGATGTCCGTATCGGCGTAGATACCCCCGAAGTCGTTGATGACCCAGAGGCGGAACACGTTGCTTGCGCCGGCAAGCGAGGGGAAGTCCATGACGACTCGGTTCACCAAAGCCCTACCATAGCGCAGGCGAAGGTCGTCCTCCTCCCATAGCGCGCAAGGATTGCCCATCGCGTTAAAGGAGTTAACAGCTTCGCGGGCTTGGCCGTAGGCGTAACCACTCGGCTCTCCTAGGTGGATAAGGTGGACGGTTTGGTCGGTCATATCAACTCCCTTCGCTTGGCTTCGTTAAGTTCCTCATCGGTCCACTTCTGAGCAAAGAAAACCTCGTCGTCCCAAGGAATAGGTCTTTCTCGATCCACGCCAAAACTAAGCCGCTTAATCCGGTCTGTCCCGATAATCTCTTCCAACTTGGCAAACTTGGTCTCGGGTAGGTTGTGCGGGTCCCCGTCCTTCCCCATTGCGATGTAGGAGGCTACGAAGGCCGGCAGGAATCGGTGGCGGATCAGGAACAGGCTTTGGGAGCAGGCCATGTAGGGCGGGCTGTTCATCTTTCGCCCGAACACCATATCTCCGTCGCCCATATCTGCGTACATGCGCTCTACCCAAGGGCCGAAGGCTAGGGCATCAGATTCTTTGTAAAGCAAGTCTAGTTCGGCATTGTATGCCAGCAGGGCTAGGGCAAGAACCGAGGCAGACCATCCACAAAACTCATATGCTTTACTTCCGTTAAGCAGGTCGCCAACATGGCCTAAATTCTGACCCATGCGAAGTTCAAGTGCTTGTATTGGGTGAAATGCACCAACGGTCTCCGGGGCCTCGTGGCCCGCGCAAATAATTACCACCATGTTTGGTGCTGGGGCAGCCTTAGCCGTATTTTCCGCCCAATTATACTTGAATAGATCGTAGCCGCTGTTTTCCGGGCGGTAATAGCCGCTGCCAAGTAGGTATTTCATACTAGATCGTAGTCTTCGTCGTCAACCACTGCGACAAGATCGGAATTGGAAAGCCTTATTTCCTTCATTTCCAAGCAATCATCCGGCAGCTTTCGATAGCGTCAAGCTCTTCTCCAATTTCAAGGTGGTGGCGGTCGTAGCGGTCATCCCGATCAACCCTGCGGGTTTTTTGCTGGTCAAACCCAGCCATCCAAAAGAAGGCGCGAAGCAAGTCCTCATTCCAACAGCAAAGGTGGCCGTGGTTTACGGTGAGGTCGCGGGCGTGGTCAAGGGTGAGCCAAGGGCCTACTACCGGGATTGAGATTCGCAGCCAGCCTCCCGGCTTAATGATTCGGTGGCACTCCTGAAAGAATCGCAGGGCTTGCGGGCCGGTGATATGCTCAACAACGTGGGACGCAAATGCTGCGTCGTAATGGTTGTCAGGAATCTTGAATGGCGTAACCGAGATGTCCAAATCCCGATCATGGTTAGCCCATCCATCAATCTTACGACCGCCTGAACCAAATTGGATTCCTCTCATAACGCCAACGAAGGCATAAACCGCCTAGTCCAGTCAAGCGCATTTTTTCTGTTCTCTTGGTATTTGGGGTGGGAGTCGCGGCCAACCCATTCGCTCTTATGGGGTTCGTGGGGTAGCGCGAAACCGGGAATCTCGGCTGGAAAGATTCTTTCCGCCATGTTCCCCAAGGTTGATTTACGCAGGCCGTGGTATTCGCGGATCATGGCAGCAATCACTAGGTCAAACATGGGGTAGCCTAAGTAGAACCTGGGGATGCGCGGGAGCATCTTAGCCAGCACGTCAGCCCTAAACGCAAAACCATCCCTGCCTACATGCCCTTCTTCGTTGCGGTGGAAGGATGCGCAACCGTAAACGCTTACGTGGTCGTGGATTTTCTTGCGCAGTTCATCGTTAAGCTGGATGTCGTTGTTGGTCCAAAGGATCACGTCCCTGTCGCTACACTTATGGGAGGCAAGAACTTGGTTGATCGTCTCTGCGCCCACCTTAATTGGGTTCTCCCATGTAGCCATTGCCTGCGTTTGGCGCTCGTTTTCGCCATAAGGACTGACGACGTGGAGTAGCTGGCTAGCGCGACCTAGCGCAGCAGAGCAGGTAAGCACAAGATTGTATGCCGTTACGGAAGCGTAACTAGTCCACGAGACGCAGTTGGGCGGAGGTAGCGAACCGTACCACCCATTATTCGTAATCACTACCGAAGGCACTTTGGATGCGCGGCTAAGGTGGAGGTGCATCGTGTCCACCGTGACAAGCAGTTCCGCTTCGTCCATCAGGCCGATCAGGTCATAGACCCGTTCCGCTCGCAGGTTGCCGATGTCGTAAACGTAGTGGCATGGGAAGGCGGTTTGCAGGGCTTTTAAGAGGCTTTCTGCCTTTGGGAATGGGCTGCTATGGGAGAATCCGCAAAAAAGGATATATGGCTTGGGAATAGCGGCTATGAGAGCCCTTTCGCGCTCGGGGCTTCGGCGGTCGAAGATCGGAACCGAATTGGCCAAGTTAGGGTCCATCCCAGCCAACCGCCATGCCTCAGACTGGAAGGACTTGGTTTGGCGGGAGCGGTTTGGGTTGGTGTGGTACTGCGCAACCCTTACGTTCGGCGGGGTAAGGCGCAATGCCTCTGGAAGATTGTTGTAGGGCAGGTCAATGACTACGGGAGCAACATAGCTTACCCCGTCCATGATTGAGGAAAAGTCACGGCTGACGTAGAACCGCGTTGGTTGGCCTGCCTGCTCGGCAAGCCTATGGGCGATTGGGAGCGAGATAATCACGTCCCCAAACCTGCCAAGTGTCATTACTCCTTCACTTGCCATAAAGTGAGTTTATTTCGTAACAAGTAAGAATAGGAATACTTGTCTTGCTTGCTATTAGTTAAACTTATTCACTGCACGTCGGCATATCCGCCTTCTTCGGCGAAGAAAGAGCGCATTGGTCGGGTCGCCCACCCAAGCACGGATCGCAGTCGCCGCACGAGTGGTCTTCGCGCTCCTTGATGTAGCGCAGGGCTGTCTCGTGTCGCGTCTCGCCGTCATGCTTGCTGGCGACCGCATAGAGTAGTTCGTGATACTGGTCCCGCAGGCGCGAGACCTCGCGATATGGGATGTAGGTGATCGCCTGCGCGGAGCCGTCGTGCGTCACGTTCCGCACGATGTCACCGGATGCGATAGCCTGACGGATGACTTCAGCGAGCTGTTGCTCTGTCAGTGATTCGACCGCGAGGTTGTGCTTGCGGACGGTCTCGCCGAACAAATCGCCAGAGCGCAACACGGCGGTCTGTCCTTCTCCGGTGGTTTTTTTAGTTTGAGTTTCCATAAAGTTTTCGCGCCGTGTGGCTCATCTCAGGAGTTCGGGGGAGGCAGTACCGGCGCGTCCCTAATCCCGGATGTTCGCCTTACTTGACGACTTTCCTTGGTTTGCGGCCTCGCTTCGCCTTTGTTGACGACTTCTCACTCGCGTCAACCGAAACCGTCACCGTACTCGCGTTACTTGCCGTGGTTTCAACGTGGACCCGGTCGCCGAAGCCGTACTCTTCCGCCACCGACTCACTAAACGAGAATGGGGCGGGCTCCGTTGCCTCAGCATAAACCTTGGGGTAGCCGATATTCAAGTAGACGCCGCTATGGTAGCGGTTGTGGCCCACCCTTGTTTTGGCTACTTTCGTGATGGCTGAAACAAGGTCGGTTGCGGGGATGAAGTCAAGCTCTCCCGAATTGGCCACCGCTTTGACGACGGCGTTACTCAGGATGATGAAGTCTGCGGTTCCGATTACCCAAGTCCGCCCCAGCCCATGCTTTTCAATGTAGTCGTGGATGTGGCGCAGGTCGGTTTCAAAGGCCACATCCGTTCGCGCAAACGCCACGCACTCGCCTCTGATGAAGCGGGTTGCGGCATCGCGAAGGATCGCGCCAATCATGGGCGGGTGGCTGGGGTGGCGCACAAAGACCGTGCCCTGCCGCCCCTGGGCGGGCGTAAAGCCGTCCGGAACGTGCAAGATGGCAAGCGCGGCGGAGTCAACCCAATGGACCGATTCCTTTAGGTCGTTGCCCGTAGCTGCCACGCCCACAATGGCGTCCAGCTTGTTCTTGTTAGATTTCAGTTCGTAGGTTTTCATCAAAGGAATTTTATTTGTTGCTGACAATCCTTAACCCGCCTCTCGGCCATGCAAATCGTATCATTGTGCGCACCACCATGACAGCACAGCAGGATTTCAATTATCTCAAATCCGCGCTTTTTTCCCATGCCAACGGTATTCCACCCAAACGAAAGTACGATGGCGCCCTCCGTGAGGATTGGCACTATGGCGTTGCGCACGCGCTGATAGAGCAGCGCCGACTGCGTTTCCTTCATGCCTACTTCTAGCCCGACCGACTTGTAGCACTCGCTGATTTGGCGCGGGCTGTATGGCGGGTCGAAGATTACTAGGTCCGCTTTTACACCCTGCTTGCCAAGCATCATAAGGAACTTTTCAGCGTCCAAGTGGTATTCGGCCTGCGTAGCCGGGTTTAGGTCATTGGTGTGCGTTGCCCAGCGTTTATCGCGAGCGAAAGGATCAACAGACACATTGGCGGAGCTTAGATAACTGCGCACAAATGCGCCAATTGGTGGGACGCTAAACGTGTCCTCACTTGGCATTGCCCATGTGCGAGAAAACTTCATTGAGGCTTGTCTTTTGTGGTGCGCGGGCCGAACAGCATGTCCCCTTCGTGGAGGCACACCAAGTCGGTATCCACGTAGGTCTTGATTCCGATTTGCGCGGCACGCAAGCAAAAACTTAAGTCCTCTCCTTGTCCGGTCGGGTGAGTGAAGTACCCGTAATGGGAACCCTCCTTGATCGGCTTGCACTCCGGCCACTTGCCGGAGTCAATCGCCTCCTTCATCTTTTCAATGACCCATCGGCGGATGAGCATGAATCCTGTACCGACAAACTCGGTTTCCATTAACCCCGAATACTTGCCCTTGCGGAAATCAGAGTTGTCTTTGTTGCGGAAGCCTTGGCCGCATTGCGGTACTCCGTACTCATTGCGTCCGTAGTAGAGCCCCCCAACGATTCCCTTGTCCTCGGGGTGGCTCATGATACGGGAGATGGCGTTCAGCCTTGCCGTCTCAGGCTTTACCCCGGCCCGATACCTCCCATTAAAGACCCCTTCGTTGCCAAATGGCAGGACCATATCGTTGTCGACGAACAGGAAGTTGTTGGCCTTGCCCTGCATGGCTTTGTTGATGAGGACGGATCGCGCCTCTCCGATGAGGGTCCTTTGCTTGTAAAGGATTCCGATCTTCTCCGGCCCGTACTTCGCGTAGTTCGCAAAGAGGGAGAAGTGGGTCTTGGGGTTCATGTATTGGTAGGCAGGGATGAGGATCAGCAAGTCCTTGCCTTCCCAATCCGTGAAGAAGTCGTCTTCGTCCTTTGTGGTTGGGGGTTCGCCAAAACCGAGGCAAAGCTCCGCCGCCTCAATGGACGGCTTGGATTTGCCCGACTTCCAGTTGGCAATCGTGCCCGCGCTTACCCCAAAGAACTTAGACGCCTCTGCGGTGCCAAGTTCATCAATCTTGGCCAGAACCTTTTTGACCAGCCCCATTGCCTTAGCCGTTACGCTTCTCCTTCCACTTGGCGATGATGGCCTCCTCGATGCTCATTGGGCGCTTGCTGGACTCCACTCCCGAACCGCTGGATGCGATGGACCCGGATCGGGGCGTAGAGGCAGACGCCTTCTTGTGCTTCTCCCACTTGGCCTCCTCTTCCTTGAGCTTGGCCTCAAGGGCTTGGATGCGGGCCTGCGCAGCGGCAAGTTCGCGGCGCTCCTTGTGGAGTACCATTGCGTCCTCAACCACCTTAAGCATGTCCTCGAGGGAGTTGGCGGAAAGGGCCTTCGTGAGTTCGCCCTTAACCTGCTTCACAAACTCGTTGTGGTCCTTGACGGCATCGTCACTTCCGTCCTTTTCCTTGAGCCAGTCAGCGGCAAGGAACTTCTTCGTCCATTCGTCCGCCTTCTTCTGGTTTTCCGCGACAAGGCGTTCGCGCTCCTCCTGAGCCTTCTTCTGGGATTCGGTCTGCTTCTTGAAGTATTCGTCTGCGCGCTTGGACTCCTCTTCAAAGAATCGGTCCCTTTCAATTTTGGCTGAAACGATGTCCCGTTCAAGGGCTTCAATGGACCGGCGTTCGGACAGGGGCAGCTTGGACTTGATCGTGTCTGCAAGCTCCGCGGCAGTCGTGGCCGTTCCGTCCGCAAGCGGGATTTCGCGGCCAGACTCACTAAACTTGAGCCAGCCACCTTCGGCCTCAATCAGTTTAGCAATGGCCTCGCCGGAAGCCCCTTTCTTCTGGATCATCCCAACGATGGTCTTCTCGCCGCCCTCGATTCGGGAGGTAAACTTCGTCTGAACCTCGGGGTCGTTCTCAAGCTGGTAGCGGCGGCGCAGCATCTTGAGTTCGTCCAGTTCCTTCTTGAGTTCCTCGTTTACCTCGGGGCTTGTCGTCTTGACCTTCGCAAGCTCCTCTTCCAGCGCCTTCAACTTCTCGTCCTTGGCGGCGAGTTCCTTCTTGGTGTTGGCCTCGGAGTTGCTGACTTTCTCAATCTTTTCAAGGAGGGCAAGGATGCGGCGGCGGGTCTTCGGCTTGTCGTGCGGCAAAACCGTAAGCTCCTCGTCCTTGATCGCATCGTCTTCCTCCTTGGCTTCTGGCTTCGTTTCCTTGGCCTCTTCCTTCTCTTCTGCGGGCTTTTCCTCGCCTCCGGGGGTCTCCGTGGCCTCAGCCTTGGTTTCCTCGGGTTTGGGCAATTCCTCAGCCGTTTCGGTCTCGGCCTTGGGCTCTTCGGTTGCCTCCTTCTCGGCCGCTTCCTTAGCGCGGGCCTCGTCAATGACGGGCTTGCCAAGCTTCTTTGACTGCGCTTTTGCCAGCGCATCCGCAAACGCGGTATTAAGGGCCAGCGGATTGCCGTCCTTGCCCAAGACCTCGCGGGTCTCCGTCTTCGTGATGATGGTGGCAGGCGAAGCCTCCCCTTTTTCTACTTCAATCGTTGTTTCAGCCATTTTGTTGTTGTTGTTCTAACCAAAGTTATTACCGACCCCCCGCCTTCCATTGCTCATCCCATACGCGAGCCGCGCTGTTCATCCACTCCCGGTAGTTTCCCGATTGATCCCATCGGGTTTTTACAATCTTCCATTCGGGAGGGTTTTGACTGGTACTCCCTGCCACGATGGAGGTGTAAATCCCATACATGGTTTCGGCCAGTCGTTCCACATCTTCCCGAAACTGCTTGAGGACATACTTGTGGGGCCGGGCGCTCATTTGTTTTCAATGTCTTCCTCCTTCTGCTTGTCCACTTCCGCTAGCTTCTCCATCAGGTCAAGGCATTGCCGCCAACCCTCGGCCTTGCCAGCCGTAAAGGTGATTCCGTCCTTGTCCAGACCGCCGATGCGGGGGGTCTCCCCGCGAAGAAACGAAAAGACCTCCTTGCCAAAGTCTTCCTTTAGGAACCTCCGTAGTTGGAGGCGCGTGCTGCGTGATGGCTGCTCCATAGTGCTTTATTGGTTTGGCGCGAATGCCCCTTCGGGGATTTGGGCGGTCTGCCCAATTCGCGGTACTTGACGGATGCCGCCGGCCAACTCCGCCGAAATGATTCGCTGCGCCTCGGCCTCAGCCGTGGCTTGGGCCTGCGCCTTCTGCTGCTCAATGAGCTGATTTTCCACGATAACTCCGATGCGCTTCTCCAAGGCCGCAATCAGACTCTTCTTCTGATTGATTTCCTCCTTTGGGATAGTCTTCTTCGCAACCCCCTGCTCGTAGTGGGCTGCGTAGTGCTGGAGTCCGACTTGCGCAATCTCGGCCTGATTGCTTTCAATCGCCGCCAAGAGCCCCGGCTCCATCGTCTGCATATGCACCCAATCATTGTCCTTGGGCAGAACGGGAACCGGCTGGCCAAGCGCCATCGCCGCGTTCTCCATGAGTTGGAGTCTCGCAGCTTCCATCTGCTCAGATTGATCGCCCTCCGGCACGACGATCTCATCCACGAAACGAAGGTCTCCTGCCCCCGCCGCCATGGTCCGCGCTGCCACGTTCTGACGGAAGAGGGGATTCCCAAGGATGTTCGCCGCAAACAAGGCCTTCTGCTGGGTCTTGTACTCGGTAAATTCCATGACCGACTGAACGGGAGCGCGTTCGGCAAGGTACTGGATTTCCTCCTCTGTCAGCCCCTTTTCCAGAAGGTGCTTGCGGAACTCCTTGGCGTCCTTGTCCGGCGAGCCCTTCATGCAAAGGCGCTTCGCAATCGGCTTGGCAAGATAAGCCCACTGAATCAGCCAGTTCTCAAGCAAGGCCTCCTGGATTTCGCGTTCTTTGGAGATGGCCGCGTTGATCTGGGTGGCCTTGATGTCGGAGGGCTGGAGGGGGATGGGCGGGATGAAGGAACCAATCTGCTGCTGGGCAAGCGAAGCGAGCTTCTGGTCAAGGGCCTCGTACCCGTTAACCTCCTGCCCCATTGCAGCGGAGTTGCCGGCGAACTGAGCGCCGCTAACCACCATCATCTCGTCGTCAACAAGGAGCTTTACGTCGTTGACCTTCGTGGCGTCGGGGACATTTGCCTTGATCTTGTTCGTGTTGCGAAGATTGTCCATCGAGTCGCAACGAATCTTCTCAACCATAGCGGCAAGGTCGTACAGGATTGCGCCCGCACCCCAAGAACCGTGAATGGTGCCGTCACCGTAGTCAAAGACCATGGCGTGGACTGCATCACTGATGGACTCGTATTGGTCCATGTTCTCGTAAAGAAGCTGGTTGCCATCCATGGCTTCGGCGCGGTCTGCACCGCTAACGGACCCAACGTTAGCCAGAAACACGTAATGGCTTACCTTTCCACTCGTTTCCTTGGCAAACAGGTGGTAGGTCTCAACAAGGTTTGCCCCCTTTTGATAGGAGTACCCGACTGCCGACTGGCGGAGAAGTTCCTCGTAGGACCGCGCATTCTCGTCCGTTGGTTCCGTGTCGGGGGGGGCGGCATGGTTGATCGCATTTACAACCGCCTTCTTTTTCCATTCCGTCCTGCCTCCGTCAATGTTGCGCTTGAGCAATTCCAGAAGCTCATCTGGGCGATAGTTGTACTTCGCCAAAAAGAATGACGGCTCTTCAAGGACCTCCGTTCCCTTTGGCACGAACCCCCGGTCCATGCGGATCAGGGTGGGTTGCCAGCTATACTCGTCAAAGAATACGTTGAACGCGAATCCGAAGATGCCTACCTCGCGAGCAAGGCCACGGATGTAAAAGTTGAACTTGGGCCATGAGCGAATCTTCTCCGTAAACGCCTCGCGGAAGATTTCTGTCTTGCGAAGACCGTCCGGCCAATTCGCAGGCAGCGCCGCTGCCGTGAGGTAGCGGGCCGTCTTGATCGGCATGAAGAAACGCGGAACCACCCGGTTGCACTCCGTAGCGAGGAACCGAGTGGAGATATTGGTCTTGTGACCCTTACCGGCCTTCTTGAGTAGGCTTTGGTTGTACGGGCGCTCTCCGTTGAGCTTGGCCGTAATTCGCGCCGCCTTTTTGATGCCGTCCTCCCAATCAGCCACCATCGTTTCAATGATGGCGTAAGCCTGCGCTACGGAGCTTACTGAACGAACCTCGTTTTCAAGCCGGCTGTTGATTTCCGGGGTTGTCCCGAAATTGTCACTGTTGCTTTCGTCGGTCGCGCTGTCGGGGAGTTGGTTCGGCATTTATTGGGCTATAAGCATTCCTCCTTTGAGTTATTAGATGAAGTATTGCAGTATTTCAGAACTTTGCAACAACAAATTTAGGCCTGATCTGCCCCTTCCATGACGAAATAGGGGTAGCTTCTACCCTGAACAGTATGAAATTGCATCGCATCGCGGTTAAACCATATCGGAATCTCGCACTCTTCGCCTTCGCCGAACCGCTGTTTGTCCAGTATGATCTTGCCGTCCGGTTCAGACTCCCATTTGGCGTACTCTTCAAGGTTGCCGGCCTGCTTCGCCTCGTCCATCTTTCGCTTTTTGAGCTTGTTGCGCCATACGACAAGTACGTTGAAGGCCGCGTTGGTGATGTCCGATGAACCGGCCACGTCAGACTTGGACGGCGGCGAAAGCTCATTGCCGTTTGCTGTCTTGCGGCTATGGGCGACTAGGATGACGTGGGCGCCGGTATTGTTGCAGAATGTCGTAAGGCGGTCCACGAAGGCGCGAGCACCCGCGTAGTCTTCCCCTGAAAGTCCGCACTTAAACAAGGAGTCGATAACGAACACGTCAACGCCGTGGCGCTTGCGGGCGTACTCCATTGCTTGCATAAGCCGGTCTACATTCACCGTACCCACGCAGTCAAGGAACAGCATCCCCTCCTCCAGCCAGTTGATGCAGGCGTTGCGCTCTTCCTTTGTGCTAACCCGCTTTGCCAAGGCCGTTCGGGTCATGTTGTAAAGAGTCATGCCGGGCCTTACCTCCAAACTCGCATCCAGAACCTTCATGCCATTGGACATTGCATAAACCATTAACTGATTAAGGCTTATTGTGTTGTGGGTTGGAATCATTGCCTTGCCGCAAAGGTATAGATGCCTTGGTGAATCCACCTGAATGCACTTAACTGGGCGAGAGGCCACCGGCTCCACAGAGGTTATATAGCGATAGTTTCGATATGCCGGGAAGCTGTCCATCTTCAATCTGTCCAGTTTTCGTTTCAGGCGAAACACCGGAATCGACGGCGTGAAAAGAACCCGGTATTTTGGCCCACAATCCTTGCCGTAGAGCATGGCGCGGCCCTCGTTAATCCCGGCACGAATGCCAAACGAGAGAAGTAGCTCTTGGCATGCTTCAGCCAGTTCAAGCGTAGTTGAGCAAAATTCGCAAGACCCGTCTTGAGCCCCGTAGCCATCTGAGTCCATGAGCCCCTGGAGTAGCGCAAGTCGTTGGGCGGCAGACGCCCGAAGATAGATTTTGGGGACGTGCTTATTCTCAATGAGATTGAGCGAAGACAGCTGCTCACGAAGCCCAATTATGCGGTGGGTTGGTGCCCGATCCTCACTGGCCTTGTTGTGCCCAATCTCGTAACCCGCTGCGCGGTAGTTTTCCAAAACCTCCTCGTCTCCGTTGCCAAAGGTCACATCCCCGACTCTTGCCGTTCCGTTTCCAAGCCAATACCCCAAGCAGTAGGGGTCAATGGGGAGCGCGACGGCGGGCATTTCTATCGGCTTTGTTACCGGAACTGCATGGCGCAAGTGCTTTCCGGACTTCCATTTCGTTTCGTAAATGGTTTCGGAAATCTCTTTGGTTGTTACAACCTGCGGTTGGATGCGTTTATGGCTTTGGTCTGTTCCCTTTGGCTTTAGTGGACCCCGTCGCATAGCACGGGCATGGGAATTGCGGGCGTGGGGTGTCCACGTTTCCCACAGATGGTCTTCGTCCGCAATGATTGCGCTGCCGTCCGAAAAGTTAACGCTAAAGCATTTTCGGTCATACTGAAAATCGGTAACAAGCACTACGTTGCACGGTTTTCCGTTTTCATCAAACACCCTGTCTCCGACCCTTATATCCCCCATGGTAGTCCAACCGGTAGGCGTCGGGATGGGGGTTGAGACATCGAGCGCTTTCCCCCCGCCCGAAAATCCAGTAAGGATGGTAAACTCGGCCTTGCGCAAACGCCACGGAAGTTCGGGATACCATGGCGTCTCAAGCCCCATCTTACTAGGGTCCACGTCGTAGAGGTCGTGAACCTCTTGGCGGAAGTCGCTGGGGCGCTTAATCTCGTCAAGCTCGATGGCCTTGGACTCCTTGAGCACTTGAAGCATTTGCTCCCGCGTAAACCCCTGTTGCAAGCATTCATTGGCGTCCTTCTTGGGCATCGTGACGATGTAGCATCGGTGGATTCCGAGGCGCTTGCATACGTCCTGAGCGGCCTGAATCCCTACTTCGTCTTGGTCTAGGGCAATGTAAATCTTCTCAAATCGGGAAAGCCAATCCCAGTCAATGTCGATCCATTGGAGGTTCTTAGCCCCCATTGGCACACTGACGGCAGGGATGGACCAAGAGAGCCATGAAAGCTGGTCGATTTCGCCCTCACTAACCAGCAGTTCCCTTACGTCATCCCCCACCATTTGCTTGCCGTAGAGGCATGGCTTGGTGTCCTTGGTGGCCCACATCTTCTTTTTCCCTTCGGGGCGGTCCACATCTAGGTATTTGCGGTGGGCGACAAGCCAGCGCTGGGTTTCGTCGTCGTAGTCTGCGTAGTTGAAGACGATGGTTTCGCCGTTCTCGGTCTCGGCGATCTTGGATTCCGCGATCACCCTCGGGTCAATCTTCCTTTCGATTGTGAGGTAGTCCATGACCTTTGTGTTGGGCTCGGATTGGCGGATGGGGGCTTTATCGGGCTTGGCGTAGGACTTGGGTTTGTGGCGCTTAACCCCGTAGTCGTCGGCCTTGATCCCAAGCCAGTCTGCCGCTTCTTTGACGGCTTGGGCGAAGGGAATTTTCTTGACCTGAGACAACAGCCAAAGCGGAGTACCGCCCTTGTCTTCGCCGGCAAAGTCCTTGAACATACCGGCCTTGCTTCCGGCCATGGTAACTTGGAAGGATTTACCCTGCTCTCCATCGGAGCTTCCAACCACCCATTTGTTGCCCATTCGCTTGCCGTTTGGCAGGATATACGCACAGAACTCTTCCATGCGGGAAAGAAGCATTTGATTGATGGCTGATGCGTCACTCATAGGTATTTGGCGATAGTTAGTCTGTATCGCGACACAATGTCGGGATTATTGTCGGGATTGGCTGGGCGCGGAACTTAAAACCCTATCGGGCTGGGTAAAAGTCACTAAGCCCCTTCTCGGACATGGCCGCAAGCACAGCACCCCTAGCGGTACTGCCAAACCCGATCCTCCCCGGTCTTTCGTCTACGTGAGGGCTTGGTAGGCGGCGCTCGTAAATATAGCAGCGCCAGCGGCTATATGGAGGCTCAGCGGTCGCGTGGGTGACGTTGGCCTCATTGCGCTCAATGAAGTCAAGTATATCGGTATCGGATGGTTGTGGATTCATGGAGTTGGTTCATTTACCCAGCACCCCGGAAATTCCTTCAGTGGATTCTCCGAATAGGTCTTGGGGCTTTCTAGGACGGAAGCTGTGGCGATGTCCCATTTGTGGTGCAAGCAAAATCCGAGTTCTTTTGGCGTCCATTCTCCCCTTCGGTAGATGAAGGCCCGCTTTTGCAGTTCTTCCGCTTCCTCTGAGTCATGGCCCTTGAGGGGTTGGTTGGCCGGGCAGGCTTTGCATTTCTCCCACCTTTCCTTCGCTTGTAGGCGCGTTACAATCTTGGGGGAGGCGCGGACCCATACCTTGTAAATCCAAGCCTTCCATGCGGCGTAATCGGGGTCTTCCGGCCCTTTCTCAGGCTTGAAGTCCTCAATTACCATCCAAGGCCAGTTTGCGGCGTAGTAGTCAACGACTTCTTTTGCCGGGTCCCCAATGGGAATGCCATTGGATAGCCGGAAGGACTTGATCTCCTCAATGAGTTCGCGGTAGGAGCTGGCGCGAATGAGCAAGGTTTGCCCCCCCTGCTTTTGGTAGAAGTGGTGGCCACCAAAGGGCTCGCGCCCTTGGTCTTTATTGATTACCTTAGCCATTCAAATTCTCATGAGATTCGCATATCATGTTGTTCGGCAAGCTCATCGTAACCGGCCATTCATCGACCAGTTCACAGAAAGCCACGAGGTCTGCGGCCTTTTCGTCCCAGATGTCGATTGGGCTATTCCACCCTCCTACATCCGCATTGCTTCCGAAGCATTGGCGAGCGGCGATAGCCAGTCCGGTATCGCTCCAGAATGTAGCGCGGCGCACGATTGCCGAACCATGTGCCAGAGCCAACGAGCACAGCGGCCCCTTGGTGCTCGATTCATTTGCGTGAGTGCTCATGTGTTTTTGTTTTCGCGCTGTGCTCGCGGCTCATCCCGACCGTTCGGCAAGGCGTAGGGCAGCAGCCCCTTCCTGCGAGCGAAGATTGAACATATCTCCAAATCTGTTTCCCGCCATGTCCACGCCTTGGCCGGGGATTGACGCACTATGTTCACCGCCTGCTTGGGGAGCCATATCAGGTTTTTCGCTGTGTCCTTCACGCCTGTCCTTTGGTGGGGCATGAAGCCGAGCGCACCGGCCGTCCCGTGCGCCAAAAAAAGACGGAGCCGAACCAGCCGTCCAGAGCCAACGCTCGCAGCCGGTACGTTTTCGGGTGGTTTTTGAGTTGTCGTTTCCATAGAGTTTTCTGCGGGCTCGTGGCTCATCTCAGGAGTTAGCCATCAACCCCATCCTTGCAGATTGAGTCCTCTGCGTCAACTGATTCCCGCTTGGTTACGGGAGTAAAGCCAGTTCCTTCATCTCTTTGTACGGTATTGTGGCTGGGCTTGGTTTCCTCGACAAGCCCAGGGGTTACTTCCGCCCGCATCCGCACCACATGGCAAAGCATGATTGCGCAATCCGCCTCGTCTGGCGATCGCTGGTTGCGGGCCTTGTATTGCTCCTTTGACTCAACCTTGATCCCGTTTTTACCGGTGCTATAGCGGCGGGTGGTTAGCTGGCTATTGAGCGGGGTTTGCGGGATGATGGGGTTTATTAGAACCGCTTTGACTCGCGGGTCAAGCCAGCGCCGAAACGCGTACCACATTTCGCTCATTACTCCGTCGCACGTCTCGCGGGCATTCTGCTTGTCTTCGGCTAGAATCTTCTTTTCCGACGCCATCGTATTCCAAGCTATGCCCATAACATCGCCCCAAACTTTGTTGAGGTGAGAGTGGGTTCCGAGACCGATTCCCGTGCAATCCACACCAACCCATTCTGGCTTGATGCCAAGCATGTTGCACCGGCCCATGATCTCTTCGGCCATCATTACCGTGTCGTCATGCTTTTCCATTGGTATCACTTGGTCAAGCTGCAAGACGTGACGGGGTTCTTTTTTGGAGATATTGAGACGGCTTGTAAAGTTCACCACCTTATATCCCTCTAGGGTATTGGGTGCTTCTACGCGGTAGCCGGACGCGAGACCCCATCGCCCAACGGCCATTTGGGCGCTATCCATGCCCATGAATGCCAAGTCAACGGCGGCTACGTTCTCTGGGACGCCGATGAAGATTGCTTCGCCACGCGCTTCTTGTGGCCAGCTCATGGGGATGATTGTGTTGCTGACGCCCTTGGTTGGCGGAAATCCTCGACCAAAGCACATATACGAAGCCGAAGTATCTCCGCCGGCAAGGATATATCCCATGAAGCCTTCATAGGACTGAATGCCGTGGTAAATCTTGCGCTTGGCTATGACGTTTTCTGACTTTGCGGCATCAAGCCTAAGCACATTCCAACCGGCTTTGGACTTCCACTCGTAGAGCTTATCCAAGTCTTCAATGCCCCAGCCCTGTTCAGGTTCGGCCATTGTTACAACCGTGCGCGTTACGTCCTCGGGGTTGTACGCGAGCGCGATCTTAACAAATTCAGTTCCATCAATTTGACTGACCCATGAGTTAAGGTCTTGGAATGGGCCGCCGGGAATATTTTGAGCCTCGTCAGCAAGTAGGCGAAGGCGGCTAAAAAGCCCAAACTTTGGGTGGGGATGGGTGCGGACCGGCATGGACTTGTATCCCTTAACCGCGCCCGACGTTTCCTGTGACTGCTTGTAGGCGATTGACGTAATGCCAAACTCGAATCCAGCCCCCTTGACCCCGAGCCACATATCCGAGTCGCGGATAATGACCTCCTCCTCCATGGGGATACATGCTGCCCTGTGGAGCTTTACCAAGTGGGCAAATACATGCTTTCGCACCTGATCCTCTGACGTACCAATGCACTTGATTGACGTGTATTCTGGGTCGCGCCTCCAATCAAGGTACATCCAAACACCTGCATTATACGACTTGCCCGTTGACGCGGCCCCCTGAATGAGTATCTTTGCCTCGGAGTGAAGGATGCGGAAGACGTCTTGAACAAACTTGGGTTCCGCGCAAAACATTTCCGGACCCCAAAGAAGCGTTCCGGCGTGGAGATAAAGTTCGCTGTCAAGGAGGTGCTGAAGCAGGCCGCGCAGAACCACCAAGGCATCATCCTTAGTTTCAACGATGGGGTCCTTCCCCATGAGGCTTAGGGTGAAGTTTGCCGCCATCACCCATTCGCCCTTGACGATGTAGTCCCGTATCTTGGCTGCTTCCTTGATCTCCATTAGGACTCCTTATAGGTCTGATAAGATTGGATCATGGCGCTTGTGCTTGTGGGTCCGGTTACTCAGGCAGTATCCGCATGACCCGTGGTTTCGGCAAGACTTGTCCCACCTAGCTGCCTTCCTGTACGGCTTGCGCTTCTCCTTCTTGTGGGCTATGGCTTTGTCCAGACTCATTTGGGTTGGCGGGTTCGACCTTCTTGGTCAATGCCTCAAAGCTGAGTCCTGTCAACCTCTTTCCGAGCCTGCGTGCGTTCTTTTCTTCATCCTCCTCAATCTCCTTCGTTGTTGGGTTGTAGAGGGGGCCGGAGGCCTTGGCCAGCGCCCCTATACCGTCCATTACGGCCTTTAGTTCTGCGGGGGTGAGCTTGTTGCCGTCGGCTCGGTATTGCCGGATCGTTTCTTGAAGTAGGTGGCGGCCTTGCGCGGCCAAGATGCGGTCCGCTGTCAGGGCGGATTTCGTATCTAAGGGGACTACGATCTCGGCCCCATCGTCCTCCTTAATGACGGCAGAATTGCCGATCAATTTGCCGATCTGGTCGGACGGGCTTAGGGCAAGACTGTCTTTTGGTTCCTCCATTTAGAAATCTTTGAACGCGCTGGCTTTGTAAGGGAAATTGCCGATTTACGCCGCCCGGCGTTGACGGTGTTGACTTACAGAGCCGCGGCGGGAATTTTCGGACATCGTGACAAACTCCATGTTGCTTATTTCGTATCCCTTTCGGCTGTCTATGCGATCAACGCTTGACGCGAGCTTGCGCGGAAACCCATTTGCCTCGTAGTTAGCGAACAGTCGATGAAATTCGGAATTGCTGCTTGCCCACTTGTAAAATTCTTCTTTTGGAAGGATTTCGCATCCGACATAGAGATGGTGCTTACTCCACTGGATGCCGGTGACTCGAGATTTCATGTTGCGATAAAGCCGCATGATAAACCCGTTCTTGGTCTTCTCGTACTTATTGCAGGCAATACGCCTGCTTAGGTTATGTTCTGCTGAGTGCTTCATCGTAGATTCATTCGCTCAAAGTAGGCCTCTTTGCCGTCAATCACCACCCCGCAACCTAGAATAGGGCGGGATGCGTACTTCTTGCCGTAGTTCATGGCCCGATGGTTGGGTTTGACCCCGCACCCAACCTGCATTCCGAAGACGCAATGGTTTTCATTGGTATGGTAAACAACTCCGCCCTGCGAATGCTTGTCTCCCTGAACGACAGAGCAGAACTCAGCGAGGCTGTTGTTGTAGGCGGCATTTACCGATCCGCCCTTCCCGGAATCGCCGTGGCGGTACTGCACGCCGTCTATGAATAACTTGCTGAACCTTGGGTGGATTGCCCACCCCTTCAGCCCCCAGAATTGGCCAAACGGGACCAGCTGCTCTTCCATTAACCCAACTGTTATTGCCTTTCTGTTAGGCAAGTCAGAGTGGTTTCCTATCAGGTAATCCGCCTTCGGGAAGGCCTTGTGAAGCTTTTCAACCTGCTTCTTTGCGGCCCGGTACTCATCGTGGACCGATGGCATTGATGGGTCTTTTTCGTGAAAACTGATTGCGTGCCAATCAACCAAGTCCCCAAGGTGGACAACTCGATTGCACCGATACTTCTCCTTGACCGAAAGCAAGAAGTCAATGAATCTTGGATGGATCGCCGGGCAGTGAGTGCAAGAGAAAGCAAGAACCCGGCTCATTTCAATTGGTTTTTGGGCCTTTTGGCTGATGCCATTTTGAATAGTTTCTTGGATACAGGAACTAAAGTCAATCATTAACAAGTTTGCCCATCTCATCCATCAGGGCTTGCAGGCGTTCTCCTTCCAATGCTCGGCAGCTTGAGATTTGGTTGGGCCGAAACTCCTTTCCGCTGTCGGACTCCTCAACCCTGCCCATTAGGTCAATGAACTCCTTTACGGCCTTCCGTAATTTCGCGTCCTTTGCCGTTTCCTTGGCTTTTAAGGGGTTTTCTACCTCAAGGAGGTATCTGAGGTGGTCTGGGCCGATAAGGTGCTTTAAATCGCTATCTTTGGCCGTTAGCCTGAAGGCTCGTTCCTGCGCACGCACCATTTCGTCGGGAAGGCTCATTGGGTATCAATCACGTACATTGAGCCGGTTCCGTCTTTGCTGGCGATGTAAGCCAGCGAACGCCAGTCGCCTGTTTTTACTCCGACGGCAGACTTGTTTTGGACGACGGCCCAAGGATCAAATCTTACCTGCGGCTCTCGGTCTTGGGTAGGAACGGCGAAAACGGCACACCATTCAGCCGTCTTGGCAACGCAGTAAGCCCTTGGGAGGATGTGGCTGATACTGATTGCATTTGGAATCATCTCCCTTGCGCGTTTTTTGATGTAGCGGACTTCAGCGGTTGTCATTGGGTCTACGTGAAAACAAGGGTTACGGCGGACGTCAAGGCTTTTCGTTTACCGACGGCATTCCTTTTTCGACAACAACCACTCAAAAATGACCAAGCATTCCGACGGCATCTTCCTTTGCGTTCGCCGATGGGGTTACGCTGCGGGTTGGTGGTCGGTCTGCTGGCGGATCGTCAAAGAAAGGCTCAAAATCATCATCAACAACCTTACCCTTAAGATTAAGCTTAGTATTAACTTTAATCTCTTCTGTTCTTTTTTCTACTCTTTTATCTATCGTCCCGCTAGCGGGACATGATTTGTCCCTGTAGCGGGACATTTGAGGGGTATCGTTGTCCCGCTGGCGGGACATTGGCTTTCTGCCTTCAACGTACCCCAGCTTACGCAAACGGGACATCACGTTACGCACAGTCTTATGCGGCCAACCAAGGGTTTCTGCGATATGACTGTCGGACGCAAAGAAGTCACCGGACGGAAACGAGGTCATGTAGGAATAGAGTAGTCGGTCCTTGTCCGTCAGCCTCTTGTCCTTGAAGAGCGCCGCCGCAATCCAAACTCCCTTAAACGCGGCCATAAAAAAAAAGAGCCCCCCCCAGCCGGAACGAGGTGAAGATTGGCCCATGACAGCCGCTCGCGCCAAACTGGGGGGGGAAATTGTGAGATGATTTTGTCATGGAAAGGGGCTTCACTCCCTTGGCGATAGTCTCGCCGATGTGCAAATAATGCACCAACCTCCCCACCTAGGTCAATACCTAAGTGGTGTTGTCGAAAACTTAACCTAACCCTTAGCCGCCTGCGCGAACCCCAAGCTCATATCAATCTTGGGGCGCTCCGGCCTCATGCAGTTGGGGCGGGTATCAACGATCAGGTTTCCCTTGCGGTCCCGCTCCATGCCCAGCGCATCCTTCCAATGGAAGGGGGATACCCAATTCACGTTCTTTCGGTTCCTGCCCTTCATAGCCGCTTGTTTTTGTCAGTTGATTCCTTGATCTGAATCCCCAAGGCAAAGCCCTCAAGGAAGCCGGTGGCGTGGCCGATTACCCTCTCCTGCTGAAGACGGGCTTCGTAGTATCCGCGAACCCCCGCAATGGCCAAAAGACCAAGGGAGATGCCGCCGATTACAGCCAAGACTTTGCCAGCCACCCTCACTTCTTGGTCTTCTTCTTTTTCTTCTTGGGGTAGCTCATGGAGCTGGATTTGGTTGCACAGGGCATTTGCTTGGGTTTTAAGAGATTTTCTTGACGGAGGGTAGTATCTACCCCTCCGTCGCCCTTGGCAAGCCTTAAAAGAGATTCTACGGCTATGCTTGAAATGGTGGCCCGGCGGCATGTCGATAGCCGTTTTTTAATGAGGTGTTCGTCGCCCTCTACTGCCTGCCGCCGGGCCGAATTGGTCCGGAAGACTCAGGTCGCTAGCCGCCCATTGGGCAAGCCCCCTCAATGATCTACCGGAAACTGGTGGCCGGGATACCTCGGCATTCTTTCAGCCGCCGACCGTGAAAAAGAACCTTGGTCGCCCTCTCGCCAGTCCTACTTTCCTGCAAGGTGGTCCTTTGCGCGGGATATATACCGGAGGCAAACCACAACGAGAGACGCATCAACCAATACCAATCGCCAGACCTAACGAAGACGAATCATGCAAAGAAAAGTTGCCCCGTCAACACCTTTTTTCTTGAATCTTCGCGAAATTCTTTCTTTCTTAATGGGGATGCCGGAGCACAAAGACGAAACCCACCTATACAAATACACAAAATATGCGCATTAAACCGCCATCCCGAAAGCACCTTGAAAAAGCCCGGCTCCGGGCTCGTAATTGGATTGAAGAGGAAGACGAAAAGCCCCGAGGTCGGGTTGCCCAGCTTGCAAAACACAACCGCCGCAACGCCCCTCCCAAGCGTGACCCCAACAGCCCCATTTGCCGATGAACGAACCTATTCCATGTATAGAATCCGCCTACCTAAATCTCGGAGGAGCCCGAGCCGATGTGTTTATGGCCGAAGAGGAATGGAAAGATGGGCAATGGAACGAATCCATGGCTTGGATTGACGAGGCCATCCGCAATCTTGAGTCTGCGCGCGCTAAGATTGAGCGTCATACACAAGCGAACAATGCCATGAGCCATGAGCGAAGCGAATTGGCTCCATGCGCTGGTTAGGCTGGAGCGAATTTTAACCTCACGAAAACACAATGAATGTAACACTAAAATGGGACGGTAAATCGGGCGACGGTAAGCGCGCCTTCGTGGTCGCTGAGCAAAACGATGGCTGGCAGGATCTGCGAATCGAGGTCGATACCGACGACTGCGACAGCAAGCACGCGAAAGCGATGATGCAGGAGGTAATCAACCGCTGCAATGCCGCCGAGCTTCACGTGCCAGCTCCGGTCGCGCCCGGCGACCCGATAGAGGAGTGCCAGAAAATGGCCGCAAAGCTGGAGAGCGCACGGCAGGCGCTAAAGGCAATCGTGGACTTCGCGGACTGCCCCCGCGCCGTCGAAATTGCGTCCGATGAACTGCGTCTTGCCTAACAACAAGAGCACCCAATTCGCAGCCCCTGATGCTAGCTCGCCGGACCGGTGAGCTATGCGAATTGGGTGTCTCGCCTGGTTAGGCCTCCGAAAAAGAACCTCACGAAATCCAAATGAACTACGAAGACAAAGGCACAATCGAAATCGCCGGCGCCGATGATGCAAACATCCCGGTGAACAGCTTCCTCACTGAACCCGACGAGGAATCTCCGAAGTGGCGATGGACCGCCGACAACTTCATGCCGCGAAAAGGCTACGTGGCCAAAGAGCAATACGAGATCGAGGCTGACGCCAGGGAGCCGATCCTCGAAGCCGTGCGCAAACATGTCGCGCCTCTCTACGCAGCCGCACTCGAAAACCTCAACACCCACGGCGCTTGCTACTACTGGGAACTCAAGAAGCCGGACACCTCGGCCGAACACCATACTGAGCGAACCCGGCCAGAATCGAGCGCCCGTGGCCGTGCCTAGCGCAAACTGCAACAGTCAACCGGGTTCGCTCTAGTAATTTGTTATCTTTCTTTTGTATGAAAAACGCACTCGAACTAATCGCCGCCGAACGCGCGCGGCAAATCTCCGTGAAGGGCTGGACGCCCTCTCACGACGACAACCACAAGCTCGGTGAAATGGCCGGGGCTGCCGCAATCTACGCGCTCGCCGCTTGCGGCTTCGACAACCCACATGTGATCGATGGAAAGCGCCCCAACGTCACGCACAAGGTGCGCGTCTGGCCGTGGGCCGATGCGTGGTGGAAGCCGAGTGACGACCCGATCCGCAATCTGGAGAAGGCGGGCGCTCTGATCGTCGCGGAAATCGAGCGACTGCAACGTCTGCGTGTAGATAACATCCAAGGCTGAGCCACGCGGGCCGGGCTCTCACTCAATCCAACACTCTATGCAATCGAACTCATCACAACATCCGCAGGCCGTGGAGCGGCCCGCGTTGGTCTCTGGCGATTTGTTGGGCGTGCCTTATGTCGTGGACAACCTCCGCGAGTGGGCTGCCGAATTTCGTGCGAACCAACACCCCGTAACGCTCACGCTATTCCGCGCAATCCATACGCTCGAAAAGCTGGAGCGTGAGGTGACTGCTCACAAGTGTGGAGAGCGCGACAAGCAACTCACCGTCGAATGGCAGGAGCACCAACTGGCAGATCTTCGCCGGGTGATCGCGCTCGTGGCGAAGCACGCGGACTTCTCGCAATGCCCACCAGAAGTCGAAGACGAAGTGGATCGCGTGAACCGTGGCGAGGGAGGGCCTGCGTCGTGATGCAAGACTTCTACAAGGAGGAGGTCGGACGGCTTCGTGCTGAGCTAGTGACCTCCACACACGAAAACGAACAACTGCGGAGCGCGCTATCGGCGGCACTGGACACGCTTGAAGAGGACGCAATCGCACAACGTGCGTTCTGGGAAGACGATGACAAGCACGGCATCGCCGCCGAAGCGGAGCGCATCTACGAAAAAGCGAAGGCCGCTCTTTCGCCCAACGTCGCACATGAGCCGCGCCCGACCGAACGGAGGACAGATGATGAGCGTTGAAGCCCTACACGAAAATCAGGCCCAGCTTCGCGGCATCCTCGAATCGCCCCGCCCTTCTTCGCCCAACAAGGCGGATATGCCGACGTGTAGTGAATAAGTTTAACTAATGGACGAGGACGCAATCCGCTACTGTGGCACCATCTGCTACGCAGCATCCCAACTTGGCATTGGGCTTCGCATTGACTCAACCAAAGGAGGCTTCAGTGCCGTTTGGGCCGATCCCGTGGGTATGGTGCTGATTGGGGGGCCGACCCGCGAAAACAAAGCGTCTGCCCTTAAGGCCGGCTGCGAAACCCTTGTAAGCAGGTGGGCAATGGTATGAATAAGGAATCGGAAGCCATCCGCGATAGACTTATCAAGCTATGCGATGATCGTGGCGAGTTTGTGACCGACGTTGATGGCTTTGTGTATTGGTAGCCATCGGCTGACTTTGGTGGCCATTTATCGAGCCACCACTTGCGATGGATTGCCGACGAGCTGGATAAGCTCAACGCCCCTTGGCAAAAGCAGATTGACAAATACTTTGAAGGGCCATGACGGAAGTCGTCTTCCAATACCGCAAGAGGGGGCAGGATTGCGGGTTCCTGACGGAGCGGGACCGATTCTTTACCGTCCGAACCGCGCAAACCAAAGATTCATCCACCTTCACCTCATTTCCGATTGACAGGCTTCGCGTAAACCTTCGTACTCTGGTCCGAAACAAAAAGGCCAGGGTCGTCAAGGTGGGCGACTCCGAAGCCGTAGCCGTACCAACTGAACTAATTGACTGCCTATTCCTAGACCCTAATGAGCACAAATAACGAAGACCTTCCTAAAGACCTTGGCGGATGGCAGGCAATTAGCAGGAATGAGCGCCTACGCGAAGGTGATATGTGGGTTTTGCATGGCGCACCGAAATACTTCATAAAGTGTGATATGATCGGCGATTTATTGGCAGAGTACCCGGTTGCATTGTCATGTGGCTGGAACATTTACCGCAAGCTCCCCGTAGCCAAGCAGGGAGACACCGACCCGACTTGGAAGGATGCTCGGACGGCGGCGTCAACGGGGGCCGACGGGAAGGCCGCAACGCACGACGACGGTAAACCGCCGTTGGCCCGGCTGCCGTGGAAGGCGCTGGATGAGATGGCGAACGTTCAGGCATACGGCTATGGGAAGTACGGGGAATGGGATAACTGGAAGCGCGGGCTTGAGGTTACTCGAAACGCCTCTTGCGCACTCCGGCATATCCGCGACTACCTCAACGGCTGCAATGAGGATCACGAAAGCAAATGCCATCCATTGGCCCACGCTATGATTAGGCTCGCATACATCATTGAAAACGAAATTGACGGACGGGCTTTGGACGACCGATCCAAGCCAATTTCAGACAATAACGGGGGCAGATTGGGCCAAGAGCCTAGCCCAAGCGAGAAAACGCCGTAAAGGCCAAGGAAACCGCATTTATGGGCAAATCAAAGCGCACCTCGAAGGCAAGGGTTCGGAAGTTCGTAATCAAGAACCCAATCTTTCCCTTTGAGGTTGGGGTGTGGGTTGGCCCGCCAACAATCAAGGGGCTGACCTCCTTTGCCCGAAGGGCTGGCCTCCTCGGCCTCAGCGACGAACTGCAAGCACCCCACGAGTCCCAGCTTGGCGGGGGATGCTGGGAGCTTGACGGAGGGGCGCTTATCTGGCTGGAGTCCGTATCGCCCAAGGTTGAAACGCTTGGCGCGATTCTCCACGAGGCAACCCATGCGACCTTGTTCATTGGGAGGCAAATAGGATTTCTGCCTTGCAATGAGAGCTGCGAGTTCTACACCTACTTCTCTCAGTACCTGTTTCAGCAAATCATTGAACGATCAATCAAATGAGCACACCCACTCCCCACAAGGCATCGTCTTATCAGCTTTCCGGCAACGGGAAGGGCTCGTGGCCCGCTCGCAATCTCGGACCTAAGTTCCGCGATAACTACGATTCCATTTTCCGGAAAAAGGAAACAACCAAAGTAGCCAGCCAAAGGAAGGTCCGCAAATGAGCAACAAGATAGACGTTAACTACAAGTCCTACTCCCGGCTTGAACCCGGTTCCAAGATCGTCGGCGAGCATCTTGACCCAATTGCAATTGGGTTTAAGCCCCTGTCTTGGGACGATACCTGCAAAATCCATCAATGTGAGAACGTAACCTTTGACTCCTTTTACGTCGTAGGCGGGCGGGAGGATTGCGTGGATGGGGCAAATCGCAACCGAGGGAACGCCCTCTCAAACTTCACCTGCCTCCCCAAGGGCAAGTACGTCCTCACATGGAAGGGGGATTCGCGGAACAACCAATTTGACGACTGGTTCATTGTCGGCAAACCCAAGGTCTGCGACATTGAAATTGGCAATTGGGCGCACGTTGACCAAGGGGACCCGACCGGCAACGTCTTCCGGCGCTGGTCCCGCATCGGCGGCGAACCCATCTCCTACTGCTACCGCTTTGGCTGCAAGCCCAAGTTTGAGGGCATGAAGGTCCGCCATTTGTGGTGGCGATCCATCGGCATTACCGTCTATTGGCACGTAAAGAACCTGCTTTTCAAGGCTAGCAAAGGAAAAATCAAATGAGGTACTTTGCCGACAGGGTTGCCATGGTCAAGGCATTGCCAAGCGGGGCCGTAGGAGCCGAGATTGGAGTTCAGCGAGGCGAGTTCTCCAAGGAAATCTTCCACGAAACCCAGGTTGAGCTTCTCCACCTCGTTGACCCTTGGGTCCACTTTGATTCCGGCTATGACGGCGACCCGGCCAACGTGCCCCAAGGTGCGCAGGACGAGAACTACCGCTACGTCCTCGGTCTCTTTGGTGGCTACTACCGAGCCAAGATTCACCGCATGACATCATTGGAAGCGGCTTCGCGCCTTCCCCAAGGCTCCTTGGACTTTGCCTACATCGACGCGAACCACAGCTATGAGCATGTGCTGGAAGACCTCCGCGCATGGTCAAGGGTCGTCAAACCCACTGGCTGGCTTATGGGCCACGACTTCATTGACAATGGCTGGTGCCGGCAGGCGGGATTCGGCGTAATCGAGGCCGTTGAAGACTTCTGCCTAGAATCTGATTGGGAGCTTACCGGCTTGACAACCTGCGCTTGGTCCTCCTTTCTCCTTCAAAAGAAGCCATGAATAAATGGGAGGCAACGTCGTTTTTCGTTGGGGTCGTGACGCTTGCCGTCATAACCGCCCCTTCCATCCTCTACGGCCTCTCCATCCTAATCGACCGAAAAGATAAGAAACCCAAGCGCCATGATTGAACTAATTGCCTTCTTTCTTGCCTTCCTTCATTTACTTGAAGGAAACTACGTTACCGCAATTGTGCTTGGACTAATGGCATTTGGCGCATGACTAGGCCTTTTATGCTCTACCACTGGAGCCCAAGCAAAAATCGGGCATCCATCAAAAAGTACGGGCTTGTGCCGGGCAAGAAGTCTGTTTGTGGGCAATGGAACCCGTCCTACATCTGCTTTTCGCGCTACCCCACCGTCTCGTGGGCTTTATCGGCAACCCATCAAAAGCCTCAGTCATGGGACCTTTGGTGTTGCTGGTCAAACGTTGCCGTACCACTTGACCATACCCACAAAGGGAAGGAAAACTGGTGGATGGCGGAATACCGCACACCCAACCGAATACCCAAGAGCAAGCTATGGTTTGTCGGCACTCGCGAATTCAAATCACATCGCCATGACTAAAGACCAAGCAATCAAGAAGCAGATCAAGGAAGTCGTTGCTATTTTTGACTGGGAAGAGGCCCACAAGATGATGGTGGCAACCAACTGGGAGTGGTTTATGGATGGTGAAATGCGCGTGCCTTCCATCGGCGAAATGATTACCCAAGCCATTGACATGATGGAAGATTCCGCCAAGCGCGGGAATAGAGTAAACAGCACGGGCGGGCTTACCGTCCTCAAGGACGAGGGGGATGGCGAGGATGGGCCATGGATCAGGATGGTCCTTTATTTTGGCCCTCAGTCGCTAAACGACGCGACCGACTACTCGGTTGAGGCTTAACCCGGAATACTGCACCCATCGCAACCGCCAGCTCGTTCTTGGCGGGTTTTACTGTGAGGATTGCGGAGAAGCCTACTCGATTGACTCGGAGGAATGGGTCGTGACGGAATACCTTGAAAAACTACTCCACCGGCTATGGGAAATACGAAACCTCATACTTGCCGGATATTTGCCGAGGCTTGGATCAGACTCAGTAGAATCCATTATGCTTGGTATTAGAGACTCTACTAGCCTAAAATCCCGACTTCCCTTGGTTGATCGGGCCGAAAGACTGATCCTGCTCTACGAGACACGGTGAAAGACTTCAGCCACATGGACAGGGAGGCCCGGCGCATCGTTGATGAACTGATTGCGCGGCGGGACTACCTCAACGACAACAAGCCTGACTGTCCCTATTGTGCGGAAGATTGCCGGATTGTGCTTGCCAACTGCCAAACGATTCCCGCAGTCTGGCGCTGCGAAACCTGCAAAAGGCAATTTACCCACGAACCCAAATTAGCATGACCCTACTAGAAGCACAGAATGCCATCGCCGAGATTCCTTGGTACAAGAAGGCTTGGATCAAGTTCCAGCAACCCTCCCTTACAAAAATCGCGGTCGCCCTTCAGGTGGCAGGGTACTACGCCAAGCTGGACGGCCAGCCCAACGTAGCCAGCTACTGCTTCATGCGGGCAGATGCCATTTGGGCGCTAATGTTTGGGCTCGACTACCGGCCCAACCCTAAAGATTACGGCCTCCCCGACGAAGCCATAAACCACAACAATACTAATGAGGCTTAGTCTCAAATACTCAAAAGTAATGAGACTTAGTCTCAAGTAACAAACCAAATGAATATCCACGAATACGAAGACAGCCTGGACTACAAGATCGCCGTAATGCAGGCCGCAAAGGAAGGCAAGCCGGTGGAGTATAGCCTTTTCGGCAAAGGCTATGACCCCAACCCTAACCCATCATGGTCTTGGGGCGTGTACTTTTACCGCATCGCCAAACCCAAGATCGCCTCCGGCCACTTCCTCCCCAAAAAGGAAGAACCCGCCAAGCCCAAGACCATCAAGGACTGGCTCATGGAGCTTCCGGACGGCTACCGCGACCTCGCCATCAAGAACTTCGATGAGGGATCGCTCAATTTGACCACCTCGTCTGACGTAGCGGATGCCCTGCTCGGTGCGTTTGATTGGGCGGCGTCCCCCCAAGGGCACGACTTCTGGGAGCAGGTTTACAAATGGTGCGCGGGTGAAGCTACCTTGCCGCCCCTCCCCGGCCCCACCCCCAAGACCCTTGAAGAGCGAGTAGGCAACCTTGAGGCCCTCATCAAGAAAATCCAAACTGAGATCAAGTCGCAATAAGAAGACCTTTCGCGCCAACCCCCTACCTCATCGAATACATCAGCCATCTGATTAAGTAAGCCAACCACCACACCAAGCCCCAAACTCCCCACGGCCTACCTTTAACCGGGTAGGCCTTTTCTTTTGCCCTTTCCTTGCCTTTTACGGGCCTTTAAGGCCAAACCCCTACCCCAGCCTACCCCAAGCCACAAAAGCCCCGTATAAGCCACGTAAAGCCCACTTCCGGCCATCCCCCAAACCCCAAACCACCCAAAAAAATTTTTAGGGGCCAACTTAGACCCATAGGCCCCTAATCCCCCAACCCTTAAAGGGAGTGGTGGGGCCTTGGCCATGAAATATCCATAAAGCAATTGCTCATGGGCGTGAGGGTCTATTGGCCCTCAAACTACCGAGCAACCAGTCTTCACGTGCCTCAGGGTGGTGGGTACCCATTTTTGACGTAGGCCCCCAGAAGCGGGGGTGGGGGTACCCCCGGTGGTCGGTAGCTGCCAGTCCGGCGGCAGAATTAGCCTAGACTAAGATCCTTAGCATAGCCTAATAGTCTTATCCAACCCTAAAGCTAACAGTTGACTAGACATAAGGTACCTTGTGGACCGTGGAAAACGTTAGGATATGGGAAGTCCCCACCGGCCAGAATGGCAATAATGCCGGAATCCTAACATAACCCCTACCCAATTGAGACCGCAAGGGACTTGCCTGGCCTGCTTTGACCCGGGATCGGGCCGGCAGGATGCTGGGTTTGGCCCTACCTCGGTAGAGCTAAGGGCTTGCAGTGCTTAGGGTTGGGTAGGAAAGTTAGTCTCACCTAACTTTGTTTGGCTTGGCTATTGAGATATAGTCTCAGAAAGTACCACCCTTAAGCCCTGCTCCGCGTTCCCGCAGAGACACGGCCATGCGAGGCAAAGGCCTGGCCCACCGGGCAACCGCATTCCCTCACCAGCTCGCTAACGCTCGCTGCCCCCTAGCATTCCCTTAGTCCCATGGGCTCTCTCTTGGTGGCGACGGCTCTTCTTTCTTGGTAGGACGGTGGTTGTTTGGGGAGGGCGCGAAACGGTACGCAATGCGAGAGCGCAGCGTTGGCTTGCCGCGAAAGCAGGTTTACTCAACGGGATGAGTTGAAATGAATAATTAGGCTTAATGCGTTGCCAATGCGTAGGTTTGCGTAGTCTGTGAATCTTTTTTTGGAGAAATGCTTGCCGGGATGCGGGAAATTGCGCACGGTCCTTTCATCGGCGGCACTGATGCGGCCGAAAAACCGACTCAAACCGACTCATTCCCATGAAACCGCTCACGCTCCCCTCATTTCTTCCTTGGCGGAAAGACGTATCCCTTACCGATGGCTGGAAAATTTCCGATTGCTCGGGATTCGTAATCGCCAAGCAAGTTCAGCATCACGCAGCCGTTGAGGGCGAAAACGAAAACAACGGCAATTTGCTGCTGGCATCCCCCGACCTACTACAGGCCCTTCAGGCCATTGACGCAGCATACGAAAAGACTTCCCGCCATCCCATTGCAACCGAACTCCTTTCTGCCATCATGCAGGCAAGAGCAACGCTGGCCAAGCTCGGCGCAACCAACCCAACCCTTAACGCTTAACGCCCATGAATGAAAATCACTCCTATCTTGCCGATGCCCTTCCTTTCCGGGATACGGGTTTCCTATCCCATAAGGGCGGAGACTTCACGACTGCGGATGGTGAGCGCTGGATTCAGTGCCAGCTGGTTTGCGCGATTGACGGGAAAGCCTACGCCATCGCAGACTTTGAGGGCGGAGAGCTGACCCGGTTTGCCGCAACCGAACGCTGCGCAGCATTTGCGGACGAATGGAAGCAGGCAATGGTTCGCCTCTATGGCCGCAGCGCATAATCTCCCCTAATGACCTCCGACCAGCTACGCATTGCGCTTGCCATTCAGTCCGCGCAAGCCAACGGTTTCCCCAGACTCGCAGAGGCTCTCGCCAGCCTTCTGCGACGCTCTCTCAGTCAGTAAACCCAAAACCAAATCGTCGGCGCCAGACGTTAAACGGCTTTTACTATGAGCAACTCACGCACACAAAACGCCATCCGCTTTTTTTCCGCGATGGAACGGCTCGGAATTGACTACTCGACGGCCCAGCGACTTCGCAGGATTGAAATGGCTCTGCATCGCTGGCATGAACTGGAATGCGGGGATGGGAACGACTACGCTTCATGGTCGATTGAACGCGACGAAGCAACGGGCAAGCCCTACCTCGTGACCCATCCCCATACGGGCAAAAGCTATCGCAGGCCCATTCCCGACAAGGAAGCCGGAGCCAAGAGGCGCCTTGCTGCCATCATGGCCGGATTCCCCGACCTTTGGGCCTACGTGCAGACCGACCCCAGGGGTTGCGCGCTCTACCTTGGGCGCAAATCCGACATCCCGGCCGGCGAGCCCATTGGCCGCTTCTACAACCGCGGCATTGCCGTTTGCTTTTAACCCCCAACCCCATGCAGCCATGAAAGCCATTCGCGACCTCATCAACGGGAACCTCAAGGACGCCAAAAAAGCGGCCAAGCGCGCGCCATTCTGGAGGCTCATGCAGTCCGCTCAAGAGGACTACGGATTTTCACTCACCAAGGCCCATGCCGCCGCCCTCTACCTCAAGGGCAAAGTCTCCTTCCAAGCCTACTGCGACACGAAGTAACCTTCCATGAAAAACGCCCTCCTTTTCCTCTGGTGCATGGCTTGCGCGGCTTTTGCCGTTCTAGTCCTGGGCCACAACTCAGAAACCATTGACACCGAAACCAAATGAAGCACTTACTCGCATCTCGTAGTTATGCAAACGAAAGCGAAGGCAGGGAAATGCACTCATGCCTTGCAAACAACGGAGTAGTCGAGTGCTACTTCCCTACGGAGGGGGCCGCAAACCGCAATGCTGCCTTGTTTTCATCCGCGCCGGATTTACTGACGGCTTGTCAAAACTCGGTTGAGGCGGTCGAGGCCCTGCTGCTTCGACTGCGCGCCGAGGGGCTGCAAAGCGGAACCATCGCGGCCGAGGTAGTGCTTCGCGACCTCACCGAAGCCATTGCCAAAGCGGAAGGCCAGCCATGAACGATTTCCTCTTTCCCCTCGCAATCCTTGGCCTTGCATGGGTCTGCCTCGCGTGGCTTGTCAGCCCAATTCTTGGCCTTGCCTTTGCCGCAGGCCTCGCCCTACTCGTAAAGGAGGTTGCGTCATGACACCGAAATTCCCTGAGAGGGTCCGCTTCAACTGGGGATACCATGACGGACGCCTCAATAAAGCCAAGGGCATCGACCGGAGGCTTTCCACGGCCCTACCCGCGCACAGAGACGCTAACGGCACTCCATTGCCTGGCTGGGATGAGGCTTACTGCGCCGGCTACTCTTTCGGGCAGGACTCAGACCCTTCCGCCACAACTTCCGATCCTGCATGGCTCGCGCATAACAAAGCATAGTCATGACCCCAACCGAACGCCAAGCCCTAGTCATTGCCGACCTTTAGGCCCAACTAACCTTAATCCAAGAAAACTACTTCTTTGCCCTAGCTCGCATTCGCGAGCTAGAAAGCAAGCTCGCAATCCAACCCAAGCCCATCAAAAAGCCATAGACGCATCACAATGAAAGCCCTAGTTCTCGCAACAGCCCCGACCCTTCCCGCGTTAGGGAAGGTTGTCGAGCGGTTCTTTGTCGGAAACCCTCCGCCTCTATTCAACGAAGACGGAACCATCTCGCGCATGAAGGAAGGTCAACAAAAGGCCTACGTTGGCGTTGCTTGGGATCGCAAAAAAGGCAGATACCGCTTTATTTCAACCTAACCCATGATCGACCCAGCCAAACTACCGGCCAACTGGAGCAAGCTAACCAACTATGAAAGGGCTTGCTGGTTAGTTCAGGAAAAACTAGTCTTGACCATGCGCCATGCGGGCATAATGGTTCGCGCAATCCAAGGCCCCAAGTCAAGCCGTCCTTACGTTGGCCTAGGACTCGCAACCGCAAAGGCAACCGCATGAAAATAAAAATCGAAGCTGACCGTATTCGCCTCCAGTCTGAAACCGCATCTGAATCCCGACTCGTTTCAGATTTGCTCGACAAGATATGGAACGCCGAAACCCTCGCGCGAATCCCCGAGGACGTAGCAAACGACCATGGATGCCGAAAGGTCGGGTCGAAATATCTCAACTGGATTACGCTGCCGTTGTCCGCATGAACCAAGCCCCGCCCGACCGCTCAGAAGCCGAGATCGAGGCATTGCTGCTCGCGGGTAGTGAGAAAAAGCCTTCTGCCCTCGATCGGAACCGCCTTGACGCGGCCCAAGAAGAGGCTTTTACTGAAGGCCGGAAGCGAAGGGTAAGGACTAACCCCCATGACTGACATAATTGTCTTAAAAGGCAAGGAATCGGCCCTAGAAGCCGCGCCAGCAGGCAGGGGAGAGTTCCTTTTGACCGTTTCGCGCCCAACCGGAGAATACTGCTCCGTTGTCCTCACCAAGAAACAAATTGACAAGCTCGCGGGCTTTGCCGCAAACCATACCAAGCCATGAAACCAATTGAAGCCTTTGAGACCGCTGCCTTTGTTTGCGTTTTCCTCTTTCTCGTACTCGTCTACCAAGTTGTTGCTTGGTTGGATGGCGAAACACCATAATGAACCAGCCGGAGGACGGCGGTTCTCGCTCGCCGTGACAGGTATCCGGCTTGGCTCCATCTACTTGTTAGCCTCTTTTTATGCCCGCATTCCGATACGATAAACGTGCCGACTGGCGCGACCGAGACGCAGCCCGGTCCATTCGGGACGAGCCCGATATGTATTCGCAGCACACGGAGAAGCACCTGAGAAACGCTCTACGCTTTGCGCGGGGATGCTCTGGTAGTGAAGCGAAAGCCCGCGAATATATGATTCGCCAAGAGATGCGAAAGCGCGGTCTTGGCTAACACCGCGGGTCACACACCGGAGGAGCGAAGCTCCGGAGGTTGTGTGTAATCGCTGGTTAGGCTCCGATTTTAACGATGCAACACTACGACAAATTCGATAATCCACTCTCGGCTATTCCGACCGTGCCCAAGGTCTCCATGCAGATCGTAAACATGGACTGCTATCACTGCGGGATGGTGACTCGCATCCCGGTTCCGCCTGCATTTGTGGACTGGGAGAAGATCGCCGAGAGCTATCGCAAGCGCCTCGAAGAAACGTGGCTGCGCTTTGAGCAGATGAGCCGCGATGTAGAGGTGATGCACGGAGAAAACCCGGCGGCTGAATACATGGCTAACCAACTCCGCTTCGCCCTTTTGGAGCTGCGTAAAAGACTCGACGACCCAAACCGCGAGTCCGGCGCCTAACAATTCCGATGAGCCGATTCCGGCCCATCACAACCAAACGAAAGGACACTGATATGGGACATGACACGCAGCAGCCGGACGCGGGCACGCGGGCCGGAATTGGCTTTGGCGGACTGGTTCGGGCACTCCGTGTCTCCGAGAAACTCATTGAAACGCGCGACGGCGTGAAGCGCCTGCTTGGCGACAAATGGCCTGATAAGGTCTGTGAAATCCGCCCGGCAATCGAGGCGCTGATGGAAGACGAGGGCTCTGATAACGTGCTCAAAACCGTGCTGCCCGTGGCAAAGGAGATGAGCGATGACGGCCACTCGCCCGTCGTGCTCCTCGCGGTCGCCTGCGAGATGGTCGAGCCCTCTTGCCCGAACGCCGTGCATGAGCCGCAGGCACCGCAGAAAATCCAATGATCTCCTCTACTGAAATGAATCTCGAAAACGGACAGCCGGTGCCTGTTGGCTCTGGGCACTTGGTTCTGCCTCCGTTGTCTGAGGCCGAACGTGCACGACTGGTGCAACTCTTCGATGCAGGCGCGGCCCGCGTGCCCGCTGCGCCGGAGCACTGGATATGCGGCAGCAATCGCGATCACGACGAGAGCACAAGCTACTGCTACGAGTGCGCGGAAAAGGAAATCGCGAAGCTCAAGCAGGCCGATCCCGAAGGCGAGTGGCTGGTCGATGGGGGCTGGGGTAACGAGGGCGACTCTACGCCGTTCTGCGAGGGCTGCGGAAAACTGCTGTCGAACACGCTCACAAACTACGGGTGCGAGGCCGAGGTGGACCACTTCACCGAACACGGGTTCGACCCGGCGAGCGACGACGACTGCCGCGCGATGTCCGAAGTGATTTCTGCGCGCGGATGGGAAGAGTGGTCCGGCCGTGTCTTTGAGCGCGAATACGAGCGGCGCAACTCCGAAAAATACTTCAGCGACCTGCACGCTCTCGGGCGCCAGATCCTCGCGAAACTCGATCAGCAGAACACCGCGTATCAGCCGACGCCGGGCGAAAACCAATAACCTCAAGACAGCACTCTATGGAGATGAAAAGTGAAACTCAATCGCCGGCCGGACAATCCCCGGCGTTGGCTGTGGACGCATGGTTAGCCGGTTTAGATCTCCTGGCTGTCGTCGCGGACAGCGAGTCCTACAAGACGGAGCAAATCAAGGGCGACGAGGTCGCACGATTCTGGGCCGAGGCGCAGTGGCTACACGGACTCAGTGATGCCCCAGATGATCAGCTCGCGGACTTCGTCGCGGATGTGGCCGACAAGGGCAACTGGTGGCACGCAGCGTGGGAGCCGTGGCACTACGAGTGGGACATCGGCGAGGGGGCCGGGAGCATCGTCTTTATCCGACTCACGCACGCCAAGGCTAACCAGTGATTATCCTGCCGATTTTCCCCTATATCATGACAAAGTCAGAAATCATCAACCGAATGCAGGCGGTCTGCCGCACCCGCCACCTCAGCTACAACACGGAGCTTGTATATTGCTCCCGCGCCCGTGACTTCATTGACTTCGTTGCGCGCAACCACCGCGACTCGACCAACGAGGAACGGGTGCGCGCCTGGCTCGAGGACATGGCGCCTCGGGTTGCGGCGAAGACACAGGCCCAGGCGCTCAATGCGATCGTCTTCATGTTCGGTGCAATCGAAAAGCCGCTGGGCGACGCGGCAAGGGGGCTGCGCTCGTGGCGCTCCGAAAGTTCGGCGCACTCAACGGCCAAGGCACCGGCCCAATGGGGCGGAGCTACGGCATCGCGACCAAGGACGAACACCTGCGCGTGCCCCCGACCACAAAAACAGCCAAAGAAGGCGTTGCTTGGACATTTGGGCTTGCGGAGCATGAGTATGATCCAGTATTTCAGTCCTGAACCTGAAACAAAAACAACATGATGAAACTCAGTGATGTAAAAAACCTCCCGCCCGAATCTCCGGTTGACGAGGTTTCCGTGACCCTCAAAAAGGTCTATCCCAAGAAGGACAACCCTAGTGCCCCCCAGAATGCGATTGTTGCCGACCCATCGGGCGAAATCAAGCTGGTGGTCTGGAAGCACTCCGACATTTCCAAGATGGAGGGGAAGACCGTTGTCATTCACGCGAATGCCGCCGGGCAGGGCTTGTTCACCAAGTTGAACGAGTACAACGGGAAGACAACCCAAGAGCTTCACGTCAACAAGTCTGGCCAGTTCCAGTTCGTGGAGGTCTACCACCAATCCAAGGGAACGACTCCTCCGCCTGCCCAAGCCGCAGCGCCGGCCAGCCATTCCGCTTCGCGTCCCTCCCAAATCCACGGAGCCACGGCGGGCGCCGCCACAAACAAGGCCGTTGACCTCCTGATTGCCAAGGGGGTCAAGGGGCTGGAACTCCAC